ACCTATTAGGTTTATGTAGAGAATTTAACATTAAGTTACGTTGGATAAGAGGTACTAAGACTCATGACTTCAATCAATTAGATAATTTTAAACATTATCAGTTATATACAGATGTTGATTTCAGAATTATTACTACTGTAACTGAAGAAGAAATGTTCCCTGAAGTAAGTATATTATGGATACCAGAAGAATACATGCATGACCAAGATGAGTATTATAAAGAATTTTTAGATGCTTGTAGTGATGGAGCTAAATATGATATGATATTTGGACATGGTACTTGGGAACATGAAGCATTTACATGTCAAGTTCAAGAATCAGAACGTAATATTAAAGGTTCACCTGTATTTAGAATTAAGCAGTGGGAGGATAAAGTCTATGGTCCAATTATATTTGGACATATTCATACACACAATGTTTATAAAGAAAAGATATATTATACAGGAAGCTATTCTAGATGGTGTTATGGTGAAGAAAAACCTAAAGGTTTCTTAGATTTAACTTATGATGTAGAGTCTACAGAATATAAAGTTAAATTTATAAAGAATATTCATGCTCTAGATTATACAACAGTTAAATTATCAGAGTATATTGATGCAGACTCTACAGTTGATGAAAAAGTTGCTAAAATTGATGAATTAAGATTATCTTTAGACAATGTTAGAGTTAAAGTTGACTTAGAATTAGTTGATGAAAAAGCAGCTATAGCTATTATGAAGGAAACTTTCTCATCTGATAATGATGTAAGAATTGATGTATCTGATAAGATTAAACAGCAAAATGAAGAAGAAGAAAAGAATGAATATGATTATGTAACTAGTGGAGAATATGACACTAAGGATGTTATCTTAATGTACACTGAGAACGAAGAAGGTGTAAAGATAAGTAAAGATAAGTTAAATGAATTACTGTTAAAACCAGAGGAATAGCATATTGCTATTCCTCTTTATTTTATTAAGGAGAAGATTATGACTATACAGGTAGCTCAACAAAAAATAGTTGACTTAATTGATAGATATATTGAAAGTGTATCTCTTAAAAATGGATTCCTTGCTGACCCGTATACAATATACATAGGTAAAATTGCGTATATTAAATGCACTAACACTGATAGATATGTATTGTATATTTATAATGGTTCAACAAACTTATTTCATAATAATGGATATTATAATTTTGATACTAAAGATAGTATATTAGTTGGATGGCTTAGAGAAAAGTTACTCCATGTTTTAATTTAAGGAGGAAATATGAGTGAATTACTGAAGTACAACAAATTTACTTTTCCTGTAGATGATATAGTTCAAGAAAAATATGAGTATATGTATGATATACTTTTAGAAAGGTTTGATAGAAGTTCTTTGAAATCTCAAAAATCGGGTAAATGTATAACTATTAAACTTGACAATGGATATACTATTGGATGTGGTCCAAATGATTACACTTTATATGGTTTACGTATAAGTAAGTACTCATTTATGAAATCAGGCATTATATCTTATAATGAATATGAAAGAGATAAATTAAAAGAAATAATATTTCTTGATTATATGGAAAGTGAGTTGGGGAATTAATGAAATATATGGATGTAAGAAAAATAGGACGTGATTTTAGAGAACAAAGTCATGTAGATTTAAATAATCAAATAAATATACTACACGATATATGTCGAAAATTAGGGTTTGAATTAGTAACTTGGGAAAAACATAAAAGAAGTTTTGGTATTAAACCATTGCACAATATTACAGTAAATATAACTCCTAAGTATTACTTTTTGGTCTCAGACAATGATAGTTATGATAAAATTTCTGAATATATGTATAATAACTTTGGTCATCATTTAGATTTACTTACACTTACTAATAACTTTAAAAAAGCACTTATGAATTATTCGTTAGGTGGTGGTATACAATGATGACTAGCGACCAAATGTATGCAATGTTGAATATGATAGAAAATACTTTTAGTGAAGAATCATCTGAATTTACTGTAACTGAAAGATTGGTTGAATTTATGATTAACTTGGATGAACCTTTTGATGGGAAAGTATTATTAGATGAATATGTATTTCCATTTCTACATTTACATGAGTTAATTCAAGGTGGAGTAGATAAAAGATTTTATCATATTTATGATATAGATGAACTTATTAATGATAAGAGAGAGTTGTTTGATTATCTAATTGAGGGATGCGTTTTAAATTTAATAAAACCTTTAAAGTCTATTGCTGAAGGGAAAAACGTACATCATACTCTTAGAAATGAGTTTAGAAAAGACCTTAAAGCAATTAAATGTTTTGATGATATTATTAGAGTAGGTAATCTACCAATAATTGATTCTATACAAAAATATCTAAAGAAACATAGAGCTGACTACACACAAATTATAGATAAAACTGTAATGGAGATATTATTGAAAGGAGACGTAGATTTTGATAAGCTTGGAAGAATTTAAATCAATGTATAGTGCTAGTAAACTAATAGAGAAAAATCAAGAAGATACGTTTGGTGTAACGTACGTTACAAAATTTGATATCTTCACAAGTATGTTATCAGAATTACCATGTTCAACATTATTGAAAGTTTCTCATGAAGAAATGATTAATGAGATAGACTTCGGCACTACAAGGAGTTTTATAGATGGTTTTACTTCTGTGAATTCAGAATGTTATAATTACCATACAATGAGTAATGTCACAGGTATATATGTTAAAGGAACACTGCATAGACTTCTTAAAAATAATGAGAATGATATGGAATGTAATTTAAGAACATTATACAATTCTTTAACTTATAAGGATAAACAATATAAATTGTTTAAAGACTATTTTGAAGATAGATTAACTAAAGTTAAAGAGTATTCAAACATCCGAAGAATATGGATGGAAAATATATTAAGAATAGAATAGGAGAATAAACATGGCTGCAAGAATTGATGCTGAGAATGATTACTCAAAGAAAACTAAATTAAGTCACTTACACACTTTTAGAAACAAAGATAATGAATTTACACCATTTATGGCAGTAGTTAAAACTGCATATTTTCTAGATACTCAATCTGGTAAGGGTTCTGTATCTCCTAAGAGTTTTATAACTGCTTTATTAGATTATTTAACTTATGCAGGTATAAAAGAAGTTAAACGAGTTAATGAGACTGAAGAGATGTTTCATCCTTTAGTTATAGAATACTTAATACCTAAAGTATTCTCTGGTAATAATCTAGACTCTGGAATATTAATGACTTATTTTGAACCTCAAGTTGTTGATTGTGTTATGAATGCTTTAATTAAAAACTTCTGTGACAATATACATGAATATTCTCTTAATGTTCAGAAGAGATTTTTCAACCACTTTAAACCATATGGTACTCCAAATAACAATTTATCTGTATGGTTTAGTAGTTTAGAGTTTCATGTTCATAAGTATGGAAGTACTAAGTTACAAAAAGTACTTATGGAACTATCATTGAAATGATATTGGAGGGATATTAATGGAAACTGATGCAAAATTATTTTCCTTGTCAGATTTATACAAGGAAAGAATGAAATATGAAGATGGATTGGATTATCCAAGTAAAGTAGGTTGTTCTACTTATGATGAAGTATTAGATGTATTAGTTAATTTAGACTATGAAATAAGCACTTTTTACAATCAAAACGCATAAGATAACATCATAATAAGAGATAGTAATAAGTAAGGAGGGCTATGAATATTGGCAATAACAAAAAAATCAGGTAGACATGCTTACGCTGAAAACGATAAAGTACCAATAGAAATAAGTATCAACGAGCTAGATGACTTAATTATATACACTTATAGTGAAAACATTATCATAACAAGACGTTCAAAGTTAAAGTTGTTAGAATTACTTGAAATGATAGATTCATCTTCATATGAAACTGATAGAGAAATGGAAGTACGCTTTCACTTCTTAAAGAAGTCTTTAACTGCAATGGTTAAGAAAAGAATGAATGACCATGAAAGAATTGTATCCTTTACAAAAGGTGGGGGTAAGTATGAAGATGAGATTGATGATTTAGTTGAATATATATCTGAAACTTATGATGATGATATTGACAACGAAACAGTAGGTTATATTGAAGAATACATTAGTGATAAGATGAAGTTCTCGTTTTTATATAAAGAACAAGTTGAACTAGATAATCTTGCAATGAGATTTAAATCTGGTGATTACGAAAGTCTTGGTGAATTTGCCGAAGAGTATTCAACAGTAGTTAAATCACTTCATAAGAAGTTACAAAAAGCTAAAGCACCTAATAAGTATACTGCCAGAGATTTTAACTCAAATGATAGTAGACTTGAAGATGCAATCAATATAGCACATAAAAACTTTAGTAGACCTAATAACAAAGTCCAGACATCAGTTAAGAACTTAAACAAGATGTTAAATGGTGGTTATGAATGTCAAAGATTCTATCTTTACTTGGGAGCTCCAGGTGGATGGAAATCTGGTCAGCTTATTCAAGCAGCTTTGGATGCTAAACATTGTAATACTGAATGGGTTACAAAAGACCCAACTAAGAAACCCTGTATTCTGTATGTATCTCAAGAGAACTCTCAAGATGAAACACTTAATAGATTATGGTCTCATTATATTGGTGAAGATATTCCTTTCATACAAAATGATGCTGCAACTGTAATGAAAATGTTATGTGAAAATGGATTCAATGAGGGAGTTCCATTAGAAATTAAATACAGACCTAATAAGTCAATAAGTACTGCAGATGTTGATGGAATGATTGATGATATGGCTCTAGATGGTTATGAAGTAGTAATGTTACTGCATGATTATTTAAAGCGTATTAATAGTTCTGAAAAACATGCTGAGATGTATTTAGAGTTGGGTGCTGTATGTGATGACTTCACAGTTATAGCAAAAGACAGAGACATTCCTGTTGTTTCAGCTTCGCAGTTGAATAGAACTGCATTCCAAGTAATTGAAGCTGCTCTTGAAAAAGGGAAAAACAACATAGTTAAACAGTTAGGTATTTCTCATGTAGGTGAGTCTGTAAGATTGATTGATAACTCAGATTATGTAATCATTATCAATAAAGAAAAACAAACAACAACTGATGTAGATTTCTTAACTTATAAATTAGTAAAATCTAGAGCAAAGAAACAAGATTTACATTACTTTGCACATCCATTTGAAAATGGTATGAAACTTAAACCAGATTATAATTTAGCAAAATCTTTATCATTATTAGATTTAGGTGATGGATTAGCTGAATATGATACAACTAATGGTGGTAGTAAACCTTTAACAACTGGTAAGAAACGTAAGAAAGCTGGCAAGAAAACAGTCCTAGCAGATTTTGATGAGGATGAAGATTAATAAAGAGACTATATCAATTAAGATATAGTCTCTTTTTTTTTACTCACTTATTGGAACTTTCATAATAGTTAAATCCTCTATCATTACTGGATTAGTTTGAGTATTTTGAATGTATTCTCTTTCCAATTCAATCAAGTCATTTAAAACATTAATTTCAGATGGATTGAATATTCTAATATATTTTTTCTTAAATTCATACATTGAACTTAGTTTATTAACCCATAATATTAAATACCATAAGTCAACTGTACCATATATTTTTTTAGATAATAGTTCAGGTTGTAAGAAGTATTTTTCATCAATTTCAATTTGAATAGTGTTGTCCATTATTATAGTTGAATATTTATTAAGAATACTCTCATCTATAATAATTAATTCTCCTTTGAAATTAATCTTAGTATTTATATTTGTATATACAAATTTATTATCTTTTGAATCTAAAATTGAATCTTTTAAGTCCGTGTAAATTGAACTATCATATTCATTTTCATTAAGTTTATTATCATCTATTGCCAATGTTTAATCCTCCTTTATTGTTTTTTAAACTCTGGTGGAGTAACGATATTATCTCTTTTAATTGTCTCTAAACTCAGTTGATTTCCTTTTTTACAGAGTATAGTTAATTCTGTATGATTACACTCACTGACCCATACAGAAAAATATGTCTTATCGTCTTTTGTCTTAATTATCATTTTTTACTATACTCCTTCATCTTAAAGAATACATTATTACTATCATAATACTTTTGAAGAACTATTTCATACTTTAAATTGTTATCCTTCAATAACTTCTTCCACCCTGGTTGTAATAAATCATCTATATAACTAACTGCTTCATAGTCTAAATGATGTTCATATAATAGTGGAGTTAGAATTTTATCACACATATGAGTATTCAATCTATCTTCTATTGGGAACACAGAAAAATCTTCACCAATTAGTATAAGTATTGCATCTCTATACTTCCACTCAATAACTCCAGCTTTAGCTAAATCTTGTAAGAAATAACTAGGTCTAGTTTTAGGAAGACCATTAAATACAACATAATCCTTATCAAGTAATTCAATAAAGTAATGACATGCTAATCTTTCTTTTCTTAACTCCTCGTAATAATACTTTTGCCAGTTTCCCCAAGTATATCTATAAGTTCCACCTTCTAAAACATCTGGAAGTATATAAGACCCTTTTTGGAACGTATTTCTAGCATGAGATATTATTATATGTTTAGTTTTTATTCTTTTTTCTCTACTCTTAAAAATCTTATACATATCTTTCTCCTTTAAATTGTGAATGGTATATAATATCCCTTTTGAGGGTCACCATCTACAAAGAATACTAGTATTTTCTCTTTAACTTTTGGAATCATTACAGTATGTTTATTTAGAGTTATTTGTCTATTCAACTTAGGATGATTAACAGTTAAACCACCACTAACTGATTTAATAATAGCATCTTCTAAACTATGAGTTTGACTTGAATTAATTTGTGCCATATGATTATGACTATTTTCGCCACCTGACATATCAACACCAACCCATCTACCACCTAAGTCATCAGTGCCAGAAATTTCAGCAGATTCAAGATTAAAGTCAGTTACTTCTAAAGTTTCAGTATATGGTAATTGTGTTATATCACATACTACAGGCAAATAATTTACAGGTTTTAAAGGTTCAACCCAAAAGAAATTAACTCCTGTTATTAATTTCTTGTACTCTTCAACATTTTCATTATTTACCATACCATTATTTATTTCTATCAACCCCGATACAGGAGTTACACTATTTGTAAAGTTTCCCATAACTTTAGGTATAGTTACAGCAATTGAACCATCACTTCCATGTGCCATAACATATGCTACCATTAATCCACTAAAATCTGCAGGACTAAGATTTTCTTTCACTTAAATCACCTCTTCTTTATATTTATTTAATTAAATGTTAAAATGTTATGTAAACTAAAAAAATAATTATTTAGTAACATTACATTAAATATTTAATTGAAAGGAGAATTATAATGATTAATTATACACAATTAATAAATAAAGTTTCAAATGATACTGATTTGGAAAGAGAAGAATTTAGAAAAGTTAAAGGTATAAAGAATAGAAAACTTAATGCCATGAATGAACATTTCATAGAGAATGAAAGACCTTTACACAACTCATTCAATGATAAGTTTTTCAGTTCTATTGATGAAAAACTACATGTATTAGCAATATTAAATCAAATTAAGAGATAACTATTAATTTAGTTATCTTCTTTTTTTCATGAGGTTTATAAGTATATATTATAACTGTGACAAAATTAAGGAGGAGTAAAAATGTTTTTTAAAAAGAAGAAGAAAAAAATGGTAGAAGTTGAAGAAGTTCTAAAGAAGTATTTAATTGATAAAGAAACAATGGATATGTTTAGAAAAGCTGATGCTTTAGTGAAGAATATAGATTTATCTATTTCAAATTTATCTATGGACATGACTTCACCAACAGAACCAGCAGCTATTAAGTTTTCAATAGAAAATTTAGTAGTAATGAGAGCAAATTCTTTAGCTGAAGTAGCTAGCTATTGGGTAGATTTTAAAGCAATACATAGTGATACTTTACCTAGTTATTATACAAATTTATATGTAGATTATAACGAAGGTTACATTAAAGCAGTAATTAGAAAACAAGTTAAAGTTAAGTAATGACATTCTAGGAGGATTGACAGTGGCAGAATTTAATAAAGAACTATGTGAAAAAGTAAGTGAAATTGCATCAAATTTAATGGAATGGGAAGTAAGAAGTGGTTACTTCTGGAGTCATACTGATTCTACACCATTTCTACCTGTAACAGTTGATGGTAATAAAATTGTACCATTTAATGAAAAGGGTATTAAATTAAGAAAGAAGTTAGGAAAGAACTCAGTAGAATTATTCATGCCAATGACAAATGAAAATCACCTGCAATTACTTATTGATTATATGCTTAGTGAAGATATATGTGAAGTGGATGCTATTAAAACATATAAGTCCGAAGATGGTTACTATTCAAAATTAATCCATGATGGAACTAATGAGGTTATGCTTGAACATGAATTCTCTAATTCTGAAGAGGAATCTATATTCCAGTTAATTCTTAAATATTATGGTAAAGAAATAAGTTAAGGAGGAAATATGGGAATAATACTTTCGCCAATGCAAAATAATGCTAAAAAGAAAACTATAATGTGGTATGAAATAAGTAGTGAACAAGTATTTACCATATCGGGTGTAGCTGGTTCTGGTAAATCTACTATAGTTAGTGCCATAATTGATGAACTTGGACTCCAACAATTCCAAGTTGCATTCTGTACGTTTACAGGTAAAGCAGCGTTAGTATTGAATCAAAAAGGTAATAGAGCTACAACCATTCATAAATTAATATATGATACTCAAGTTCAAAATATTAAAGATAAAGATGGTATTTATCGTAAGGTTGCAATCAATACTAAAAAGACACAATTAAGTTCACTTTTAAGACTCATTGTAATTGATGAAGCTTATATGGTGGCTAAACATTTAATCAAAGATTTAATGTCATATGGAATTAAAATTCTTCTATTAGGTGATAATGGACAGTTAAAACCTATTGGTGAGGATAATGGTTACTTTGAAAATCCAGATGTATTACTTACTGAAATTCATAGACAAGCTGCAGATAATCCAATTATATATTTATCTGAATTAGCTAGACTTGATAAGTTGGTAAAATGGGATTGGGTTAATCGAAAAGCAGTACTAAATGGTCATTTAACATATGGTATGCTTGGAAATAAAGTCGCCATAATACCAAAAGATGATATTGAAGCTGGATACATGTTACGAGCCGACCAAGTTTTATGTGGTAAGAATGATACAAGAAAATTATTAAATCAAGAAATAAGGGATGAATTAGGTTTCTCTGGTACATTCCCTCAAGTAGGTGAAAAGATAATATGTATTAAAAACAACTGGGATAAAGAAATTAAAGTTGAGGGAGTTACTATGAACCTTATCAATGGAATGACAGGTCAAGTAATAGATGAACCTTATAAATTTGATAAGCATAGTAGAACTCACAGATTAGGTTTCCAACCAGATGGTGCAACTGAATACTCATACTTCCCTGATATCTTAGCAGATTCTGAAGATTTTAAATTGGACTATCCAACCCCTGTAAATCATAAAACAAGGGAAATGATTGAAAGAGATGAAAAGATTAATAAGTTTGATTTCGGATATGCTATAACCACTCACAAAGCTCAAGGTAGTCAGTGGAATAAAGTATTTGTATATTATGAACACATTTATAAGCAACATGAGAAGTGGTCATATACTGCTATAACTCGTGCTGCAGATAAATTAATACTAGCTATATAGGAGGAAATTATGGCTGATAAAGTAGGTATAATCGGTAGTGGTGGCATGGGTACAGCAATTGCTAGTATTTTAAGAAACCCTCACATTAACAGTGGAACAGTTCTAAATCCAGTTATTAAGGATGACCATGATGTTGAGGATGACGCATTAATTCCAACTAAATCTATGGATGTTATAGACTTTAATGAAGATGTGTATGATATACGAGAAGCATTTCTTACTCCAGAGCAAAAAATATTGAAGGAATTTAGACAAAATAGAAAAGCTAAATCTGTAAAACGTAACAAGAAAAAGACAAAAATTGCCAAAAAATCAAGACAGAACAATAGAAAACGTAAATAATAGTGTCGCTATAAGGTCTATACATAAAACCTTATAGCGATTTTCTTTATTAGAAACTTTATTTTTTATTGTCCTTTCAAAAATAAAAGAAAGTTTATGCAACAAATAATTATCGAATGTGAAAAAGTTATAATCATCCTTATCATTTTAGGGATTATAATATTATATTAAAAAGGAGTGTAAACATAATATGACAGACAAAATAGGAGTACGACAGGCATTCTCAGGTGATTTTACTGAACTAATCCAAGGATTATCTAATGATATCTTAAAGATAGAAGCAATTGACCCAGAGAGTTTAAACATTCCTGCTAGAAAAGCAGCTTACCACAGTGTTAATAATGAAAATATGACTGGTGAAGAAAATGCCAACGTAGGAAAATCAACTCATCCTAATCATAGACGTAAGAAAGTTTATGAAGGTATGGAGAAGATGAGTTCTTATGATTTACTTCACAGTAAAATGACAGAAAAGTATAGTAAAGAAGTTGCTGATGAAGCGTTACTAGAAGTTATTGCTGGAACTGGATTAATTAATGATTCAGAGAATATTGATTTACCTTATTGTGTAGCATTCTCATCTTCATTCTTAATGAGAGAAGATGAAAGAGGTGGAAGACCTTGGAGTGATGTTCCTAACATTGCACCTACGACATTTAGAAGTTACATTAGTGTTGTAGCTGAAAGTATGTTTGATGCATGTTCTGAGTTTATGGGAGCAACTGTAGTATTTGATATAAATATCGGTGGTGCTTTCTATTCAAGACAAGAACGTGAAGCAATGAAGTTAGCTCATAGAGGAATGAGTTTTGATATGGCTGCTAACGCATTAGCTTCTAACTTAGTTACATCTAGAAGAGGTTTTGATGAAGCTGTTGAGAAGATTAAAGAAAACTCTACAACTGTAGAAGAAGCCTGTGATTATGTATATAACCATAAATTAACTAACTCACTTCAACATTGGGTTCATTTAGCTGGAAACAAGTTTAGAAATGGATATCAATCGTTATTCACTAATTTAAACTTATTCTCACCTAGAATTCTTAAGGATAACTTTGAGTATTATAGATATCCAAGTGGAGAAAATATTGATGGTTACATTGATGAAATTATTATCTTACAAAAAATATTTGCTGACTTCTTTAGTCAAGGTATCAAAGGTCACAATGGTCTAACTAAGATTGTTGCTATGCCAGTTGTTACTCTTATGAAGCCTAAAGATGATGTTGGTGCTGAAGAATTACAAGAAGCTGATGATGAGTTTGTAGATTACATCTTAGGTAAGTTCGCAACTTACAATAACATAAATGTTTACAGAGGACTTAAATTAGCAATGTGTTGTAGAATTACAGTTGATAAGCCTAAAGTAGCTGTTGCAGTTAACTCATTAGGTGTTACTACTGAACATGATGGTAATAATGCTGTTGGTAGTTTAAGAGTAGTTACTACTAGTCTTCCAGCAATTGCATTAGATATGTACAAAGATGTATCTTCTGTACAAGCAATTCCATTACAAAGTAGAAAAGATGCATATCTTTACAACCTTACTACTAAATTAGATATATCTGTAAGAATTCTTGAAGCACAAAGAGAAATTATTATGGAGAGAGATTCACAGAATTTCTACAAGTTATCTGAAGCAGGATGGGTTGACTTTACTAAATTAGCATCTACATTAGGTGGATTAGGTCTTTATGAAGCAGTTAAATTAGTATTTGATGCTGAATGGGGTACTGAGTACACTGATGAAGAATTAGCTTTTGCAAATGATATTGTTGCATTATTTAATGATATTTGTATAAACAAAACAGAAGAACTAGGTTTCCCTATTAATATGGAGCTTTGTATTCCTGGAGAGTCAGCAGCATTTAGATTTGCTGAAAGAGAAAGAATATTATTTGGTGAAGATGCTGTAAATTACCCAGAGTTATCTAATCAGTTTACACCATTAACATTAAACTTTGATATTGCTCAAAGACTTAAGTGGGAGGAAGTTCTTTCTGAAATTACACCACCATCAGGTATTTGTCATATCAATATTGATGCTCCATTAACACCAGAGCAAAACATTAAACTACATAGACAATTATGGAAAATGTATCCTAATATTGAACACTATGCGTTTAATAGTACTATATACACATGTGTTAACCATCATAACTATCCAGACCATGAAGAAGGACAGTGTAAATTATGTGGTGGTGACATCATAAATGCTGTTTCTAGAAGTATTGGTTACTTTAAATCAACTATCTTTGATTTTGGTAAGAACCGTAAAGACGAACATAGTCGTAGAACATGGCACAAGACAGAGACAATTGAGAAAATGTAAAGGAGAGTGTAGTGTATGAAGGTAGCAGGTAATCCAAAAACTGTTTTTAATGATTATAAGAAGGTTGGCTTATATATAGCCACTCCTTTCTGTAATTTTAAATGTGTAAAAGAAGCAAAGGAAAAAGGTGTTGAAGTAACTTGTCATAACGGTGGTTTAGACTACGTTTCTGATATGTCGGCACAAGATGTTGTTGAAAAACATTTATCGATTAATCCTTTTGCAGAATGCATAATCCTTTCGGGATTAGACCCTATAGATAATTGGGTTGAGACTAAACAGTTTATTAATGATTTTAGAAAAATAACGGACATGGAAATTGTCTTATTTACTGGTTATTATCCTAATGAAATTATGGATAAGTTAGTTGAGCTAGAACATCATGAAGATATAATGTTCAAGTTCGGAAGATTTAATCCTATAAATAAACCTAGATTTGATGATTTAGGTGGGGTTAAACTATCAACTGGTAATCAATATTTTAAATCGTTAAAGGATGCTTTACATAATTCTTAAACACACACATAACACTCAAGGAGGATTCTTTAATGAATTTGGAAGAAAGATTTGTAAATGGAGAATTAGAAGCTATACTATTTACTACACCAACGTGTAGTTATTGTCCAGCAGCTAAAGACCATTTAAGTAAATTTGACAATGTAACAATAGAAGATGCAACTAAGAATAGAGAATTGGCAGCCAAATACAATATTATGTCAGCACCCTCATTAGTTATACTAGGTGATGATATTGAGTTCAAGGTAGTTAACAAAGACTCTATCATGAAGTTATAATCTCATATTCCCATGTTCTTTATAAAGGACATGGGAATTTTTATACAAAAAAAAATGATAAAGGGAGGTATTATGTAATGTCGCAATACAAAGGAAGAATAGTTGGTCTCAGTTTTTTTATAGTAAGTATATTATTTATAAAAATGCTTGAATATGTGAGAGATATTGGGGTAATGGATACAACGTTAATTCAGGTTGCAGTTATTAGTTTCATAACACTTGTATTTTGGTTGCTAGGTAAACGTTATGATAAAGCAGTTAGAAATCATTTGATTGATTCACTAACTCAAGTATATAATAGAAATTATATAACAAAGTACTCAAGTAAAATTTTTAAAAGAGCAAAACATAAGAATGAACATATATGTATAATGTTAATTGATATAGATAACTTTAAAAAAGTCAATGATACATATGGACATTTAAAAGGTGATGAAATTTTAAAATTCTTAGCAAATACTATTAAGATGTCTGTTAGAGAAACTGATAGTGTTATAAGATGGGGTGGGGATGAATTTGTACTGTTTATATATGATGTTGAAGAAACAGCAGAAGTTTGTCCTATGCAAAATAGACTCATTAATAATTTAAATATGTTGTCTGATAGTACTGAATTTGATATAAGCTTCTCACTAGGTAGAAGTGTATTTTCAGTAGATGGTGATAATTTAGATGACTTAATTAGTGTGGCAGACAAAAGAATGTACCACATTAAAAAAGAAAAGGTGAAGAAAGGACTGAAATAAAAAGATGAAGAAAGCTAGTAGTAAACATGATGTCATATATGCATTAGTTATATATGCTATAGTGAAAATAATGTTAATGATTTGTGGGTTAACTGATATTGACTTAATATCTACACTACTTACAGTAATTATTATTACATTATTACTGTATGTTCGTGAATATGTTAGAGAGTCATTTTTAAAGCAAACTTATAAAGTTGTAGGTACTCTTAATAGAAATTTACATGTAGGTCAAATATATGAACATTTTAAAGGAAATATTTATACAATAGTAGGTATATCATTATATACTGAAAGTGGTAAGATGATAGTTTCATATGTTCCTTATGGAGATACACCTAATGCCAGTAACACTTATTCAAGACCAATATTTATGTTTAACGAAATATTAGAATTTGGAACTCTTAGAAGAGATAGATTCCAAAGAAGAGAAGATTTAGAAAACACTTAGTAATATTAACAAGGGAATTAGTCTAATGGCTAATTCCCTTATATTTTCGAAATTTCATACTTTTTTTTTATTTTAATATGAAACTAAACAATTATATGTATAGTTAAGATTATTTTCAAATATATATTATAGTGATGACAATAAAATTATATTATATTGGAGGAAATGACATGGAGTTAATTCACTCAACTAAGGAGGAAAGATTTAATGGCAAAAGCTAAGAAAACAAGCACGAAGCCAACGTATTCAGGTAAGGATATTAAAGTATTAGAATTCCCTGCAAACGTTAGAAAAAGACCAACAATGTATATTGGTGCAATTGGTATTGCTGGTAATGACCATTTACTTAGAGAAACAAGGGATAATTCTATTGATGAGCATTTAAATGGTCATGGTAATACTATTAAACTTGAAATATCTAATAAAGAAGGATGGTCAAGAGTTACGGATGAAGGTCGTGGTATGCCAGTAGACAATGGAGCATTAGAGAGAGCTGTATGTACACTTCATGCATCTGGTAAATTTGATGATGGTTCTTATCAAGTATCTGGTGGTCTTAACGGTGTAGGTGCATCATGTGTTAATGCATTATCTACTGAAATGACTATTGATGTAAAAAAAGATGGTTTCCATTGGAGACAAGAGTTTGCTAAAGGTAAGCCAACAACAAAGTTAATTAAAGGTAAGAAATTAACTAAGAAAGATAAGACTGGAACTGTTACATTCTTTAAACCAGATAAATCTATAATGGGTGCTACTACATTTGACTTAGAAAATATTAAGTTAGATTTAGAGATGCAATCATATTTAAACAAAGGTTTAAGATTAATTCTAGTTGATGTTGATGCAAAAGAAACTATTGAATATTATCATGAAGATGGTATTGTAGAGTTTATTAACGACAACAATGAATCACCAATCATCAAGCCAATTTATTTTGAAGGTGAAAGTTCATATGAACATGAAATAGTACTAGACGAAGAGTCTGGTGTAACTGACACTAAGATAGTTAAAATGTCTGTAGAAGTAGCAATTGCTTATAAAAAGCGTGGTAAAGAAGAACTAACTTCTTTCTGTAACTCAATTCTTACAACTGAAGGTGGTACTCATGAACAAGGTTTTAGAATGGCTATCACACAATCATTTAACACTTACATTAAGAAATCTAACCTTATCACTAAGAAAGATGGAGACCTTAAAATTACTGGTGATAATGTAAGAGATGGATTGATTGCAGTAGTATCTGTTAAACACAATGAACCGTTATATGCTGGTCAAACTAAGCAAAAACTTAGTAACTCTGACATACAAGGTGTAGTTCAAAAACTTGTTAAAGATGAATTGGATACATGGATATCTGAGAATGATAAAGATGCTAAAATGGTTGCTAAGAAAATTATATTAGCTGCAAAAGCTGCTGAGGCTGCTAGAAAAGCTAAAGAAAATACTACTAAAAAAGGTGAGTCAGGTCTTTCAATAATGTCAGACTTAGCTAAATTAGCTGACTGTATGAGTACTGACCCTACAAAGAGTGAAATATGCTTGGTAGAGGGTGATTCAGCTGGTGGTACAGCAAAGATGGGTAGAGATAAAGAGTTCCAAGCAATCTATTCATTAAAAGGTAAACCTAAGAATACTAACAATGATTCAGCTATTAAGGTTCTTGATAATAAAGAACTTGCTGATTTAATTTACATTCTGACAGGTAAGAAAACTGCTATAATTGAAGATGATTTTGATTTAATTGCACATCTTAAGTATCATAAAATTATAATAATGGCAGATGCCGACGTAGATGGTTATCACATCCAATCATTAATTCTTACTTTCATATTCAGACATTTACCAGAGTTAATCTTTGGAGGATATGTATACATTGCATTACCACCATTGTATTCTGTTAAAGAAGGAAAGACTAAAAGATTTATTATTGATGAAGATGAGTATGAAGCATTTATCGTTGAAAGAATTATTAAATCATTTGATATTGCAATTGACGTTGAAGATGAATTACAGTCATTAACTAAAGTTAAATTAACTAAGTTACTTAAATTTGGTAGAACTTATAATACTGAATTAAATACTTTCATTACAGAAGATGGTATTCATAAAGAAGTAGCTGAAGGAATCATCAACTTCTTAATTGATGGTGACATAGGTGATGTTGATGATTTTATAAATGAAAATTATGATGAATTAACTGCATTATATAATGATGATGATGACTCATTTATTGTTGATGGAATGCATGGAGATGAGTATCATAACTTCTTTATTAATGACGATTTTGTAGAAAGTATTCAACCTTTAGTTGATATGATATCTAAAGGTGCAAACTCTACAGATTTATACTATGCTGAAAAAGGTGGAGATGAGTATGAAGATATCTTCCTTGGAGCATTAATAGATTTGCTTTATAAGAAAGCTACTCCTTCATCAAGACAAAGACTTAAAGGTCTAGGTGAGATGGATGCAGATGATTTATGGGATACAACAATGAATCCAGTTAATAGAACATTAATTAAAGTTGTTGTTGATGATGAAGAAAGTGCTGATGAAACAATGCATAATCTTATGAATAAATTATCTAAGTTTGCTGACAAACGTAAGGTATTCTTATTGAAAAACCAAGCAATGGTTAAAGGTGAGGATTTAGATGTTTAGACTTCATGACTTCAGATTTAGTCATTTAGAAACTAATCATGTATTTAAATCACCAGTTTTTGTATGCTCCAAGTGTAAAGAAGAATTATACTTGGACGTACATCAACTTAAGAAAATACCTCTTTCAATGTTAAGAGGTTGCAAAGGAGGTAAACATGTCACATGAAGGTTTACAATACTATGCACTATATATAGTGGAAGCTACTAGAGAGAAACTTGGATATGATGCAGATGATGAAAATCATGATGATGAAGTATACATGTATCTTACTGGTGGAGAAAAATTAAGTAAATCAAAACACATGGAGGGTTAAATGAAAGTTACTATAGAGAATAATATTAGTAAAAATATAATTATTGAATATGTTATAACTCCTGAAGGTGATTTAAAAGTTAGTTTAAATAATCCATCTGGTTCTAATACTCTTGATAAAGAAGAAGGTATTCATAAAAGAGTTAGTACAACTAGAGGATATACACTTGCACTAGAAACGGAGGATTAACATATGGAAAAGCAATTTATGAATGGTTTAATCTTTGGTAGATTTCAAGTACCTGGTCCTCATATAGGACATCATTCACTTATTGAACTAGCTACTAAGCTTTGTAAGAACTTAGTTATTATGATTGGTTCAACTCAAGAGTATGGAACTGAAAGAAATCCATTCTGTTATGAAACAAGAGCAAGAATGTTCAGAGAGAAATATGGTAGTAACTATAATGGATGTAATATAATCCTAAGAGATGTACCAGATATGACACATGAGGGTGACATTACACCTGAATGGGGTAGATATGTTCTAGGTAAAAATAAACTAGTAGTAAAGACACATCCTTGTGTAATGATATATGGTAATGATGAATCTAGAAGTAGATGGTTTGATACAAATGATATTCCAGAGACTTCAGAAATTATTTTACCAAGAGCAAGAATTCCTGTAGCTGCTACTGAAACTAGAGAATTAATGGCATTAGATAAGCGAGATGAGTGGTGTGAAAAAGTTCCTAAAGAATTACATCCATTCTTTGATGAGTTACGTGGAGAACTAATGCAAGTGAACTATTATAAGTTCTTTGCAGAAGGGAGTAAGTAATGCTAGATGTAAAAACAGGTCTAGTTGGAGACCCAGAACCAAGTATTACTGAAGTTAACCCACCAACACATAAACAAAAGTATCTGATAGGTCAAATCAAATATTATTTAGGTATAGATTTTACTGGTAATGATTCAGATGATGCTTATAAATTTATAAATAAACACTATCAAGATGTTAGAATAAAACGTGGAATATAGGAGGAAACAAATGTTCGAAGCTAATAATATTAAAGAAGTAGAAGAGTGGATACAACATAATTTCATTTTCAATAAGCAATTAGTTTATTATAGACTTGAAGGAAACTTAACAGATTTACCAGAACTTTACAAGTTTGACAAGTTCACAACTGACAAGTCTCAATATGAAAATCCTAGAGTTGCAATGATTACAATCCTTATTGGTATAGGTGCTTTCTTACAAGAACAGTACTCACAGTCTATTCTTCAAGCTATTGCTAATGGAGTATTTATGCCAGACAATTTTGATGAGGAAAAAGAGTACCACGTAAAATAAGTATATATTATATCATTGAAATGGAGGAAATAATTAATGGCTAAAAAGCTTGGAAAAGTTTCAGATGCAGTAAAGAAAGAAGAGAAAAAGATAATCCAAGGGGTTATTGAGAGAAACCTAACAGACGTACAAAAAAGTAATATGTTAAAGTACATGTTATCACTTATGTATTCAAGAGCTGTTGCAGATATTCGTGATGGTTTTAAACCTGTTCATAGACGTAGTGCTTTTGCTATGAATGAATTGGGATTAGTTAACAGTAAACCTCATAAGAAAGCTGTACGTGTTGTTGGTGATGTATTAGGTAAGTACCATCCACATGGTGATTCATCAGTGTATAATGCTATTGTTAGATTGTCACAACCATTCGTACAAAACATTCCAGTAGTTGACGGACATGGTAACTTTGGTAACATCTCTGGAGATGGTGCAGCTGCAATGAGATATACTGAAATAAGATTACACAAATACACAACTGATTATTTACTAGCTGATTTAAATAAAAATGCTGTAGATACTAGAGCTAACTTTGATGAGTCTTTAACTGAACCTACTGTACTTCCAGCAAAGACTGTAAACTTATTAATCAATGGGTCTTCAGGTATTGCTGCAGGTTACGTTCAAGAAGTTCCACCTCATAATCCAAAAGATATTGCTAACATGGTTATTAAACTTATTAAGAAACCAGAAACTTCTTTAAGAGAGGTAGCGACTGAATTGATGCCAGACTTCCCAACAGGTGCTAGTCTATGTTCAAAGAACAGTATTGTAAATGCATATGAGACAGGTAGAGGTACTGTAAAAGTACGTGCTAATATTGAAATTGAAGAAAGAAAGAATCGTGAATATTTAGTTATCACTGAAATACCATATGGTAAAACCATTGGTGGTGAGACAGGTATTGTTACAAGTATTGCAAATGCTGTAAGAGAAAAGAAGATTGAAGGTATTGCAGATTTAAAAGATTACTCAAATAAGAAAGGTATTAGAATTGAAATTCTTGTTAAGAAAGATGCTGATGCTGCAACTGTTGAGAATCTATTATACAAACATACTCCACTTGAAAACACTGTAAAGATTATTCTTGTATGTGTAAATGGTGATTACTTTAAAGAGTATAACATTAAAGAAATCTTTGAAGAATGGATTGAGTTCAGAAGAATTACTATTAAGAGAGTATTCTTATATGACATTAAAAGATGGAAAAGAAGAATTCATATCTTAGAAGGTTTATTAATTGCACTTAGTAATATTGATGATGTAATTAAAATAATTAAGTCATCTAGTGATGTAAGTGTTGCAAAAGGTAAACTAGTTACAAATTATGATTTAACTAAGATTCAAGCTCAATCAATCGTTGATATGAAGTTATCTAGACTTACAGGTTTAGAGAAACAAAAGCTTAAAGATGAGAAGAAAGAACTTGAAGGTAAAGTTCTACATAACTTGTCATTCATTAAAGATACTTCTAAGATTGATAAGATTATTATTGACGAGCAAAAAGAAATCATCAAGAATTATGGTTTCCCAAGAAAGACTCAATTAATTGAAATTAACACTGATATCACTGTAGAAGATACAATTACAGATGAGCAGATGATGGTTACAATTACAAATGAAGGCTTTGTAAAGAGAATGAAAAGAGATTTAAAAACTCAAAAGAGAGCTGGAAAAGGTATCAACTTTGGTAAGATTAAGGAAGATGACTTTGTAACACAAAACTTCTTTGCATCTACTAAAGACCACCTATTATGTTTCACTAACTTTGGTAGAGTATTTGATATTAAAGTGTGGGAAATTAAAGAGACTAAATCTACATCACTAGGTAGCAAAATTACTGCTTATGTTAAAGGTCTTAAAGATGGTGAGGAAATTACCAATGTACTATGTATTAGTAATGACCAGTTTAATGATGATGAATCATTCTTATTATTCTGTACTAAGAATGCACAAATCAAGAAGACTAAGATGGAAGAGTTCTCAAACATCAGAACATCAGGTATCATTGCTATGATGTTAAGAAAAGATGATGAATTAACTTCTGTAAAGTATATTGATAGTGGTAAAGAAATGCAAGATATATTTGTAAGCACATTAGGTGGTCAAGCAATCAGATATGAACATACTGAAGTGAGAGCATCTAAGAGAGATAGTTTTGGTATGTCTGCAATTAATCTAACTGAAGATGGTGATGAAGTAGCTAGTATGGACATCATTGATGATGAAAATACGTTAGTTCTTGGAGTAACAAGTAATGGACTAGGTAAAGTTACTAAGATTACTGACATGGTAGAAAAGAATGACCCAAAGTCTGGAAATAAAACTCAAATTAATGATGGATTTCCCAGACAGAAAAGAACAAGTAAAAGTACAGGTAGATTAATGATTAAGTTAAAAGAAGATAATTATCTTGTAAAATCTATGATTGTGAAACAAGATGATGATATAGCTGTTACAACATCTTCAAATATTATTAGAGTTTGTCTAGATGAATTCAAACCTATTAAGAGACCGACTTATGGAATGAAGTTGGTAAATGTTGATGAAGATAACTTTGTTATTGACGTAGCTGTAGCACCAAAATAGTAAAATTAGTGGTAGAGATTAATTTCTCTACCACTATTATTTTTAAGGAGGTATACTTAATGTCATATGTTCCACCACAAAAGTTCTATTCAATGCCCAGACAAAATGGTAAATCTTTACAACATGCTGATAAAATGAAACAATATAATGCTTACTTAATAGTTACAAAATTCTTTGCTAATGAACAATTCTTTTATATAATTCTTAAAAATAGGTTTGGTGCAGCAAATAAAAAAATTTTAAATCAGAAAGACTATGATGAAATCCTAACAAACGCAGCTTTATATGAACGTGAATTTATGTTGGGAAAAAAAACTGACTTACATGATGGTACGATTGATTTAAAAGGCATTCAATCTTTATTAATAAATGATGAAAAGTTAATATTAACCGAAGCCAACGTATATAGAGTGCTATTTGATAAACTAGTAGACTTTCAAGATTTTAAGGATACAGTGGGAATTATACGAAAACCAATACATGATAACAAATATAATTATATTAATTCAAATCAAAAAGCATATTCTTTATCGTATAGATTTAGTTTAAATAATAAAAATTTCTACGTTCCAATAAGGTTACCTTTTAAAGAATATGATAACCTTATAATAACTGAAGATAAATTTAAAGAAATGTGTTACATTTTCTTAAAACAAGTATTTAATCCTGAAGATTTAGAGGAAGAATTTATGAATTTTATAGCCAATCAAAATATAGTTGTTGAAGATATAGACCCTATTGAGGGATTGATGAATGGTAGAATTCCTGAAGATGATTTTTATATTATAAGGGATAATCTGAATTCTAACAATTGATTAATCAATTACCTAGAAGGAGGAAGATAAATGAAAACTGAAGTAGTTAGAAAATTAGTTGACAATAACGGTCAAGATAATATTTGTTTAATAAAGTTGGATGGTACAATGGTTTATCCAGATGTATACTCTAGTATTGTTTTTAATGATACTGATGAACTATTAGAGCTTACAGCAAAAAAGAATAACAGTGATGGTAAAACTGTTACTGAGTACCATGACTATGTAACTATCTTTGCTATAATGTTTAATAACTAAACAAAATATCCCTATACATTAATTTGTATAGGGATTATTTATTTGAAAGGAGAAATAATATGTACGAAATTATAACTATAGAAAACGATGAGACTAATGTGTTAAGGAAAGATGTAGTTGAAATTAAAGATTTTGAAATGCATAAAGAAATTTTTATGAACATGAAACAAATGTTAGATGATAATCCTGCAATTGCTGGTATTGCTGCACCACAAATAGGATTATCAAAGGCTATGTTTGTAGTTAGATTTGGTAAGAATAATACTAAAATTATCATCAATCCAATTATCCTTAAAGAAGGTAAGACTAAAGAAACAAAAAATGAAGGATGTCTAAGTATCCCAGACCAAAAGTTCCCAGTTGCTCGTTCTAGAAAGATATCTGTAAGATATTATAATGAGAATGGAAAGCCAACTATTGCAAAGTTACTAGATATGGATGCAAGAAGATTTTTACATGAATATGACCATTTAAAAGGTGTACTTATATCAGACTAGAAAGAGGGTGAATTATATTGGGTAAGAAGTACGTGGTTGATATTGATGAAATAAAGTTAAGACAACTCTACATTGATGAAGGTAAATCTGATAGAGAGATTTCTGAAATGTACAAATGTTGCATAACTACAATTAGAAAAAGAAGACATGGATATAATATTGAATCTAAACATAAAGATTTAGATACTTTTAAGAAAGGATTCATGCATATTAAAAGTGTATTATTTAATAGAAATATTAAATTTAATGATGTATACACTATAGCTGATAAGCAACCTTATAATCTAATTATAAATAAAAAGAAGGTAATGGTTAAGGTTGCAAATATTAGTAGTAATAGATATTGCTTCTCGTTATCAAGAAAATATAGAAATGATTATAATGTCATTAAACGAGAGAGAAAAGACTTAGGTAAAGTTGATGTATTAATTTTAATAGGTCTTAGTAAGGATAATGATAAACATCATATATGGGTTTTAGAACCTAAAGATATTTCTGCAGCTAGAATGACTTTGAACATATCAGTTGCATCTGAAAAGTATAAATACTTTTTAAATAATTATAAGTTACTAAACTAATTATAAATATATATTATACTATTGACATAAAAATATAATATTATATAAACCTAAGAGGAGGAAACACAATGAAGTATACTATGTTAGAAAATGTTGTAGACGTACACATTAATTCTGAGTCAGCAAAGATTGCCTATATTGAAGGACATGCTGGTATTGGTAAATCAAACTTTCCAAAAATGATGTGTAAAAAGTTAAATGAAAGATATGCTAAAGATGGTATGAAATTTACACATGTAACAATATTTGGTTCAGTTCTTAAAGAAGGTGAACTTGGTGGTATCCCAATTCCTGTAGAGGACAATGAAGGAAACCATATTAATACATATACATTGTATTGGAAGATTAAGCAGATTCAAGATTTAGTAGCAGAAGGTTATCATGTAATTTTATTCATTGATGAACTTAATCGTTCAGAGTTAGCAGTACAGCAGGAATTAATGCAACTTATTCTTGATAAAGTTATTAACACTGCTGAATTACCTATTGGTGATTGTTCTATTATAGCTGCTGGAAATCCAGAAGCTGATGATGACAATGACTATCAAGTTAATACTATGAATGCAGCTCTTATAGATAGATTCTCCTTCTATAATTTAACTGTAGATGTAGAAGATTGGTTAGCTTGGGCAATGGATAATGGTATTCATAATGATATAGTTGAGTTCATATCATCTAACATTGATATGTTGCATATTCCAGCATCTACTGAAAAGATTAAACCAACACCACGTTCTTGGGAATCAGTTTCTAAAAAATATACTACATTCATTGAAGAATTTAATTTTGATGATGGTATATTAAGTGAACTTGTTCGTTCAGATATTGGTCGTATTCCAGCAACAGCATTTATGAGACATTTGGAAACTAAGACCAATCCTCTAATTAGAGTTGATGAAATCTTCTGTGGTTCAAGATTAAGTGATAATATGGTTCACCGTATCTCAGGTGAGTCTATTCCTAGACTTACAGTAACAGTTAAGAAGTTAATTAACTATCTTGATGATGGCTCTAAAAAGAATGACAAAGTTGATATTGAGAACTTTATTACTTTCTGTGATAATATTCCTAAAGATACAATGGTTTCAGTAATTGCAAATATTATGCATAACCATAAAAATCTTCACAAGAAATTATCAGCAGTAACAGAGTACTTAGATTTATTCTATGATACTAATAAAAGACTTAGAAGTGTGTAATAATATTTACTTAGGGACTAACTATCCCTAAGTAATTTTTTTAAAGGAGAAGATATGAAAGACTGGGACTGTGCAAAATGTGGTAAGAATATATGTGTTCCAGATGATTATCACTTAGAATATTGTTGTAGTGGACATATGTGTGGATGTATGGGTTATCCAATCAATCCAGTATATTGTGATGCATGTGCTATGGCAATATATGGAAATGTAAATATGGAAGAAGCTGTTAGCAACGCACAAGAGGTAGTTGACAGTTATGACGAAGAAGAAGTAGATGATTATCTGTTTGATGATTTATTTTGAAAGGAGATGTAATGATTTCTGAAAGAAAAGTTAAGACATTATGTAATAAGTTTAAGTTCACTTATAATTACTTTGACCATAATAATGTAATTATTATAATCTCTAGATATGATAAATGGAGAGTGAGTTTACCTAATCGTGGTAAACCAATATTGCATCACTATAACAAATTGGATATGGATAACTATCATTTCCAAAAGAAGTTTCCACAACATTGTAGTTTAGAAGAAGTATTAGAATATATTGAGAATCATGATAATTATGTAATAAATGGTGATGCTCATACTAATAATATTTTTAAATTACTAGACGAAGTTAGGAGAAAATAAATAATGGATATTAAAGAATTACTTCCCAGAGTACTTTATATTGAAGATGATTTAAAAGGTCAACCATTACAATATACATTGATGGCAATTTTTAAGTTATTAAGTTTATTAAATGAAGAAGAATGTCAGTTCATTGTAGATGAAGATTTGTTATTTAACGTTATTGAAAAAATTAGAACTAAAACCCAAGCTCAAGCATTCTTTACTCCAAATAAAGAATTAATGGAATCTTTTAATGCTTTATCAGATATTTTAAAAGAAGACTTTGCTTTATGTTTTGCAACTTCATTAGAAAATATGAAAGCTATCTCTAGAAATTCTATACTGAAAAAATATTTTAGAGTTAGAGATTTCATAAATGATAATTCAGAATATACTAGTAATTATTATTCTAGACAAGTTGAAGCTTTTAACAACTTCTTTAATTTTGATGATTTTACGGATAATGAAAACTTTCCAAATATAAGATTATCTTATTTAGAGAAAATGCTACAATAAGAAAGGTGGTGTTAATAATGAACGCTGTAGCAATGATACAAAATATAGATGTTATATTTAAAGATAATAACTTTGATAAAGATGAATTTATAATAAGAGTTTTAGGATTGGTATGCACTTTTAGTGATGATGAGATTGAAGAATTACTTAAGAGTAACGAACTAACACATTTTCTTGATTCAAGATTGAACACAGGTTATATGCAACGAGCTGAACGTGAGTGGAGTATAAGTGGTAAATTAGAGCAAATTGTAACTAATAAAAAAGTATTAAATTATTACTATTCATTCATAAAGAATACTCTTAAAAATACTTATTTAAAGAGTAAAGATAGTCATTATTCTTTTGAATCACACTTAAGAGGTTCTATAGACCGAATGTTAATTGGAAGATATCATAATATGTTTAGAGTTAATCTAGTACCAGTTACATATAAGGCTGTACCAAATTGTAATTACTTTGAGATACTTAAAAGCTACACTATACAATATAAATCAAGATTAACAAGTTTAACAGGAAGTGATGGTTCTAAAAATTCAAACACTGCAATATCTGAATTAACTGAACTATTTGTAACTGTTATTGATTTTGTGGAGGGTTCTATAGAATTATGGGGTATGGAAGTTGCTGACAATATTTGTTTTGATTTACTATTAGATATAGTATGTACTTCCATATTTGTAAATAAAATATTATTAAAAGATGATGTAATAAAACATGTAAATTATTATATTAAAAAAGAAACTCGTATTTTAATTTCGGACAACTTAGTTCAATGTTGGAATACCATGCCAATGTCTAAACTTAGAAGGATACTGAAAACATTAGTTTCATCTAAAGATATTAGAGAAACATTTAATCTAGAAGGTTCAGTTTCAGAGCATGGAGATAAAAGACTTAAAAAAGAAATGTTTGACGTACTAATGACAATAGATGTAGAATTATAGGAGGAATTAAATGGCTAAAGATAATATTCACCAAATGAGAGAAAATATTATTAAAATGATAGAAGCTGGTGAAATAAAGAAAGCACATAAAAACTTTAAAGAGTATATTGAGTTATTGATATTCTCTTTACTTAAGGAAGACCCATTCTATGCAAATGTAATAATATTACTAAATAGAAGATATGATTTAAGATTTCCTGCACCTGCTGGAGTATCTATGAATAGAACTTACTTTGATTTATGGTTAAACATGCCACGTTTCATAGTGTATTCAGTACAAATTAGTAAAGATATTCTAAGACATGAATGTCTTCATATTCTTAATTTACATTTACTAAGAGAGAAAATGTATGTAACTAAGTATGATAGAACTACATGTAACATAGGTATGGATGCGTCAATAAATCAATATCTACCAACATTAGGAAAAACTGGAAGTGGATTCATAACTTTAGATTCATTAGAGAAAGATTTCTTTATAAATAGCGTTGAAGCTAAGAGAGAATCTGAGTACTATATAGACTTGATTAACAACGCATGTCACAAGAATCCTAAAGCTCAAAATAACTTGAACAAAATGAGAGGTAACAACAATCATAAAAGTGATTCAGGTAGTATTAAAGGTAATAGTGATAGTGGAGATGATGGTCAATCTAGTGGTGAAATGGGTGATGAATTAAGTAGTGGACCAACTAACAATCATGATGTTTGGAGAGAGTCTGACAAGGTTGGTAATATTGATGACATGAAAGATATGGTTAGAGATATCGCTAATGAAGCTGCTGAAAAATCTCGTGGTAAAGTTCCAGGACATATAGAATCACTTATAAAGAAACTTAATGAAAAGCCAGTAATCTCTTGGCAAAAAGTTCTTAAACTTTACTTAGGAAGTGTTAAGATTCCTTATAGAAAAACTATCTTACGTAGAGATAGAAGACAACCTAATAGATATGATATTAGAGGTCGTATTTCTGATAGAACTGTAATTATTACAGTTATAATAGATACCTCTGGTTCTGTTAGTGATGAAGAAATAAAATGGATTTTCCGTGAAATATTTGGAATTATTCGTCATGTTAAATTCCAATTACATATCATTGACTGTGATATGGATGTAGTTAGAGTTTACACTGCTAAAAGTGAGAAAGATATTAAACTTAATGTTAAGGGAAGAGGTGGTACTGCATTTAGTCCAGCTATTGAATATATCAATGAAAACCTTCCTAAAACTGATATTGCAATTTACTTTACAGATGGTGGTGGTGAACGTATACTTGACCCAGCTCCAAAAGGATATAAATTATTATGGGTATTAACTACTAAAGCATCAGACTTATCAGTTAAAGAAAAACCTTATGGTCAAGTTAAAGAATTAAATTTCAAAAACTCTTCTAGAAGATAATTTTCTATGTTCCAAGAAAGAAAAAGCTAAGAGAAATTAATCTCTTAGCTTTATTTTTTTTAGGTTTTAGAAAGTGATATCCAAAGTACACCCATAATAATATCAATAACACCAATAGTCATTACATAACCAGCAGCATAATAATACATTGGTGATAATAGAATAGCTAGGAATCCAACAATTATTAAAACTGTACCTTGGAATTCCATACCAACTCTAACATATTCCATAAATTTCTTCTCATCCAAGATTTTTAGAAGTAAGAATACAGCTAAAAGTAATAAGAATGGCATAAAGAAACCAATAGCAATACCAGCTAATTGAACGTGAGGTTCTATTTCAGCTTTAACTTCTTCAACTTTACCATCTATCTGGTTAGCAGTTAAACCTCTACTTTGACCAAATGCATATATGTCACTAATTTTAAAATCTTTATGTTTCTTCTTAAAGATTTTACTTTTACTTATTTTCTTTAAGTCATCTTCAGTTTTAGCATTACCAATTAACTTTTGAATAAAGTTAAGTTCAGTCATACTTCTACTAGCTTCAGATAACATTAATGAATTACTATTCATCAATACTTGATTTTCATTTAAAAACATTTTATTTTTCCTTTCTTTTTAATATTAGTGATTAGTATATGTTTGTTGAATGCAGAATACAAAGTACATAAATATAGCTCTTCTAAAGCTAGACTTAGTAGCAACACGTTCAGTTTTAATATATTTATCACTGTTCTCAGTTAACCATTCATCAAGAATTTCTTTAATTCTTAATACATTCTCATCAACAGTATTACTTTTAGAATATAATTTTAAGCAATCATTAATGAAATACTTAGTACCAATAATATCAGCACTATTACCTTCTTCAACTAAATACTGTTGCAATATAAGAACTATTAGTTCTTTGATTCTTTCATTCTCTTTTTCAAGAATATTATCTAATGCTACTCTAATGGCTGTTCTACTTACTCCACACATTTCTGCAGAAAGATTAGCTATCTTTAAGTTTATACCATTAGTTAAGACATCATTCATAACTGTAGAAGATAATCTATCAATCAAAAATGATATATTATCGGTTTCAAAATAATTGTCTTCATCACTACTGTCAGCTTCAAAGTTAATGTAATTACCTTCTTCACTATTTTTATAGTATTCTTTAGCAACGTTTTGAACAAAACTATTTAGTCTAGTTCTAAGGTTCATGATGTACTCAATAAGTTGTCTATCAGACATCTCATCTAAATATTTAGAATAAGTTTCATGAGAGTTCATTGCTGTTTCAAATAAAGCTTTGAATAAAATACCATATTTCTTAATGTAGTATTTACCACTAAGATTATTTATAGTATATCTCATAATGTTCTCATTAGGGACATACTTAAAATACTTAAAATGTAATGAGGCATATAACGATAATGTTAGATACATTAAAGAAGCTTCAAATTCTTTTTTCATTTTCTTTTTATGGTAATAAGACAATACTACCATCATTGCCCAATTGAAAGGATTATTAAATAATCTCCAAGATGATTCAGTTAGTTTGTTCTTCTTTACAAGACTTTCTATATCTTTAGACTCTAAACCAGTTACATCATAAACAATTTTAAAGTCATTATCTTTAAAATATAAACGGTGTATAGGAGAGTTCTCAAATAGAACTTCACTATTCTTATCTACATAAGATTTGATATATCTTTGAAACTTATCACTATTTTTCTTCTGTGCTAAGTGTTGATTAACAATTGGATATTGTTCTTCTTTAAATACAAACGTATTATATTTGTTTGCCATAGAATACCTCCTTTTTAATAATATGTTTAAACATATATTATTTCTTTGATATTAATAAAAATAAAGGAGAGTTTAAGATGTTTAAACGTATTATAGAAATAAAGGAATATAATAATATTATACTATCAAGTGTACCATTGCTAAAGGAAAATTTAACTACTAAAAAAAGTAGAAGTAGTGTTCTTCCTGGAAATATAGATGATGCTTATATATGCACATATAGTACTCATATGTTAAATACTGTAGTTGGTAAAGCTCTTGATTTTGAAGAGGATATGTATGTATATTATTACCATATTTCAACTAGACAAGATTATCCAAGGATATTCTTTGAAATTGATGATATTCATTCATATAGAAAATTTAGAGAAATTACTATGGCAACATATTTTGATTCATTAGCTTATGCTAATTTTGTAGAAGATGAAATAACTGAGTCTGATAGAGAGTTTTTAGGAGAAACTGCATATCAATATCTATATGCTTTTAGACCTGATTTAAGAGACCAAATAGATATAAACTTATATGATATAAATATATCTCAATGTATAGTTGAAGTATTTGAAGAAGACCCTGAACATTTTAGAAATTTAATGTTAAAAAATAAAGATGGAGTTTATGATTTACTATATAACTATAGACTTCTTATAGACTTACCAGGTTGTCAAGATATAATATTATCATGTTTAAAAAGGTTTGATTCTAAAGGGTATTTTAATGATGCTGTAAGGTTATTTAGAAATAGACCCGACTTTCGGGAAAAGATTTTAGATAATATACCACAGAAATTCATGGCATATTTCTTAAAAGAAGTTAAAAGTAAAATAGACTTTGATGTGTATTTAGTTAAAAAAATAACATCTGAAGTTGGTATAAGAGGATACATTTCAAATTGCACTTATGATGATGAAATGGTTAAAAGATTATGTAAGAAAATATTTGTCAATAAAGACATCTATAAAAGATTAAGTACTAATGGTAGAGATTTATATGTAGATTCTTTTATACTTAAGTCAGGATATGTTGATGAGATAACATCTAGATGGACTAATTTCTTATTCTATTTAGATAGATTGCATCCAAAAGAATACAGTATAATTGTTAATGAAGGTGTAATGGATGAGTTTGTTAGTAGTACATTTAATAAGAATTTTGACCAAGTTATGACATTAGGATTAAATAGAAGAATTAAGAGTAAAGTATCAAAACATTCTATGTTCCAGATGACTGATAAACATTACAGAGATGATTTAGTTAAAAGTCTATTTAAAGCTGCTAATAAATGTAACTCTAAAACTTATAGTACATTTATAAAAAGTTATGCTAAGGTAAGAAAGAGATATGATTTTAACGTTACAGATAACATATTTAATATTGACATGTTGGGGGATGTGCCAGATGAGTATGTTAAACTGAGAACTTTGAATATGGAACTTATGTTAACAAATAAGTCCTAGTACAAAAAAAAATAGAGGGAGGGCTTAATTCTCTCTATTTTTTTTTTGATTGGTTTAACTAAACTAATTTAGTATAACTAAGTTACTTGTTCCTAACATCATTCAAAGTAGGTCATTTGATAATAATAATTAATTTAAACTAAATTTCTACCTAAGAAGAATTCATATTAATAATTATACCTAACTAAATAATGTTAGGAACAAATAACCTAAAAATGATAACGAAACATAAAATTGAGCGATGTAGCATAAAGCCACTTCCTTTCTCTCTTTGTCTTGTATCACTATTATAATATATGCTTGAAGAATTTTTATTTACGTTTTATATAAAAATATAAATTGCTAACATAAAATTGTAACCACTTAAAAATAAAAAGGAGATGAAGAAAATGTGTGATGAATGTTTAATGGAATTATTGGACCGATTGAAAACAGAAGAAATTCTTATATTAAATGTATTATATAAACATAAGACTTTTAATAAATTAGCTGCTATAGATAACATTAAGATAATGGCAGATGTTAAGATTACTCCATTTATATTTAATGCCTGTGCTGGAAGACTTGAAATTGCTGGACTATTAAATAGAAATAGAGATAAGAGACAGAATAAGTTTTATATAACTAAGGATGGAAGAAGATTCCTAGATTTATATAAAGAATCTATAGCAGGGTTGGTGTAATATGAGAATGACTAAAACAGTTTTTAAGAAGTACTTAAGTTATGTATTACGACATAAATGGTTTGTATTTGTAGAGTGTTGTAAAATGGGTATACCACTTAGAGGTTTATTGCATGATATAAGTAAATTTAGAAGTGAAGAATTTAGTAGTTATGCTAATTATTTTTATGGAGATAAAATACCAGATGATAAATACATAGCAGGACAAGAATCAAGTATCAACATCAAACATGCAATTGATAGTCATAGAGAAAGTGTTGTTGAAGGAAGAATGAATTATTCATGGTTGGGTCATCAACATAAAAATAAACATCACTGGCAATATTGGATTTTACGTCATGATTCTGGTGGTACTACACTTATGGAAATACCTTATAAATACGTAAAAGAAATGGTTGCTGATTGGTTAGGTGCTGGACGTGCTATAAATGGTAAAGATGATGATACTAAATCATGGTATGAAAGTAATAAGGATAAAATGCAAATGCATGAAAATACTAGAAAGATTGTAGAGGAATTATTAAATGAGTATTCTTGATATTAATATAACTATAGAGTACCCATACAAGTTATTATCTAATTTACACAAAAATTTCTTTACTATAGACGGTATTGACTGTGGAAGTATGGAAGGATTCATTCAATCACTTAAATTTGAAGATGAAAATATGCAAAGACATATATGTTCTTTAAACGGTGCTAAGGCTAAAACTGCTGGCAGAAGTGTTGAGTGGTGGAGAAAACAAGAGTTATGGTGGAAAGGTAAGGCTTACCAAAGAGATTCAAAGGAATATCAAGACTTACTTAATCAAGCATTTTATGAAATGTTAATTCAGAATGAAAGAGTTAGAAATGCATTACTTGATACAGTCGGTCATGAGATAGTACATACTATTGGTGGCACTAATCCAAAGAAAACTGTATTAACTCAAGATGAATATTGTAGCCGTTTAATTAAGATGAGAGAAGGAATATTAAAAGGAATAGTATAAAGGAGGAAGTAGTAATGAAAGTAGGTATATTTGGTATTGGTGCTTGTGGTTCGAATATTGCTGAGTTAGGTGACAAGAAAGGTTACACTACTGCAATAATGAATACAAGTCAAGAAGATTTAGATTCAATTAGTTTAGTTAAGAATAAGTTATTATTAGGTGAACAAGGTGGTTGTGGTAAAGACAGAGCTATTGGTAAGTCTGAAGTTAAATCACATTACAAGAGCATCATTCAGTTTGTTAAAACAAAGTTTTACGATTGTGATATAATTTACATTACATTCTCTTCAGGTGGTGGAACAGGGTCAGGTATGTCTCCAATTATTATTGACATGCTTACTAAAATGATTCCAGACAAGAAGTTTGCAGCTATTGCAGTAATTCCAGCATTAAGTGAGACTCCTGTAGCTCAATTTAATACTTATGAATGTCTTGAAGAATTATCATCAATTGATGTGCCTACACTAATTGTAGACAATGAGAAATTCAAAGAACATAAATCAAAAATGTCTAAGGCTGATTTATACAATGGTGTTAATAGTCATGTAATTGCATCATTAGATGTTGTTTATAACAGAGAGAGAAAATCAAGTAAGTATGGTAATATGGATAGTAAAGATTTATCTAAATTAATGTTTACTCCAGGCTGTATGTCAATAACTGTAACTGTTATGAATCAAATTAATGATTCAGAAACTATTGCAGAAGCATTAGACTCATCTTGGAATTCAAGTATATTTGCTTCTTTACAGTATGATAAAGTAATTAAAAGAAGTGGATATATCTTCGAACTTCAAGAAGAAGCAACTAAGTTTATCGATTATGATATTTTCCATAAAAATATTGGTCAACCAATTGAAACATTTGAAGGATATTATTCTGCAGATGACAATAAGAATTATATTGTATCTATTCTTACAGGTTTAAGTTTCCCAGAAGATAGACTTAAATTAGTTATGGATAGTGTTGAGTCTGCTAAGGGTAAGTTTAAGAAGAGAGAGAAGATTTCTTTATTTAATGATGAAGATGTCAATATTGATTGGTTTAAAGAAGAACGTAAAGAAGTTAAGAAAACTAAACCATCTATTTTTGGTGGTAATGATGATTCTGAAGTTAAGTCTGAAGACATTGACTTAGAAGCGTTGTTTAGTAATTACTAAAAAAAAAGAACCATCCTAACTGAGAAGGTTAGGATGGTTTCAAATCTAAATAAAGGTAAGACACAACTTTCAATGCTGGGCTTAATAGCATTTCATTTTATATCAAACCTCTATAGGGGTAATCTTACTAATGCTAACTAAACATAACAAAAGGGTTGTGGTTTCTTTCATTACTTTAGAATATTATATAATTAGGATTAGTAAGTTCATTATTATAATATATGTTTGATGGATTTATAATTACGCTTTATAACAATACATTATTTAATCAATAAAGGAGGATTCATATGCTTAATGAAAAACAGATGTTTTTAAAAGAAAATTCATTGTTTTTATCTGAAGGTAAAATAAATAAAGTATCATTAACACTTGCTGAAAGAGATGAGATAAAAGAGAGGTTTGGAACTATTCAATGTTCAATAGGTAAAACTGATAAAGGTCAATTCTTTGCATATACTCATAGAGCTAGAAGTGGTTTCTTTGACAGCATACAAAAACTTCCTAAAGATAAAGTGAAGTTTATTAGTAGTACTAGTTAGGGAGGATTAATTATGTTAAACGAATTAAATGAAAGTTTAATCAAATACATCAATGATAAGATAATTCCGATGTATAAAAAATTTGATAAAGGTCATGATGTAAATCATGTAACAAGTGTTATAAACGATTCACTTAAGATTGCTGAGATTTTAAAAGATGATGTTGATATGAATATAGTGTATACTATTGCAGCATTTCATGATACAGGATTATCTAAGAACAGAGACGTACATCATATAGAATCTGGTAAGATAGTTAGAAAAGATACATTCTTAAGAACTATATTTGATAAAGATACTATAGAACTTATAGCACAAGCTTGTGAAGACCACAGAGCTAGTTCTAAACATCCACCTAGAAGTTTATATGGTAAGGTTGTATCTGATGCAGATAGAAGTGATAATTTAGATACTATGTTTAAAAGAGCATATAACTTTGGCAAGCATAACAATCCAGAATTATCTGAAGAAGAACATTTTGAAAGAGTTTATGAACATCTATCTGAAAAATATGGTAGAAAAGGTTATGTTAAATATCATCTTAAAGAGACTGAAGAAGTTAGAAAGTTAGAACTTAATAAAATATACACCATGTTAGACAGTAGAGATAAATCGTATAAGTATTTCTTACAGTTAAAAGATGAAGGTTTTATTACTGAGAGTTCAGATTTTATTCTTACCGAGAGTCAACAGGCTCACTTAGAAGGATTCTATGATGTTATGGATGGTAATGAGTTTCTTAATGAAGCAGCTCAAACTATAACTACTTCTAAAAGAAAAAAGATTGAAGACATGGTATTAAAGACTATGAATCTTCTTGACAAAACTGGAAAGAATGGTGAAAAGTATAAAGGTTTCTTTAAGTCAATGAGTAATACACAATTTACTACATGGATTAAAAAGTTTATGAAAGATGAAAATGAACATTTTTATTTAGAGATTATTCCATATGAGAATGAACCTGACCTTAAGACTATCAAGAAAGCTGCTAATTTCTTAAACGTTCCACTTGAAGAGTATGTTTACTACAAACATGATGGTAATAAAGACGAGCCAATTAGAAGTAAAACTAAAGTACCTGTGGGATATCTTCACCTTAGAAGATTACAACAGATACTTAGTAAAAAGAATAGTTATTCACTTGACATTAAGTCTAGAAATATGAAGACTAATCAAGTTACTGGTAACGATAAGATTGCAAGAATTACAGATGCAGAGAACTATGCTTTAATGACTTATGGTAGTGAGGAAGCTTTAAAAGAATTCTTTGGACCAAGAGCTGATGATAGTAAAAAGAAAATGCAGATGTATAAACAAATATCACAACAAGGATACTTACAGTTAAAAGACCTTAAATCAGATTTAGGTGATAAGCAAACATTAAATACAGTTGATGTATACTTTATGGGTGCTGGAATAATGACAGATTTAGTTACAGGTGGATTAGCATTAGATAGAACTCTTAAGAATAAAAATAAGAAAGATTTATCTAGAGAGAAGTATGAGAAGAAATAGGAGGACTTATGGAATTATATAATTTCAAAGCCATGTGTTTAAGAGTAGTAGATGGAGATACTATTGATGTTGAATTTGATTTAGGTTTTGATATCACCTATAAGGAACGAGTTAGAGTTCTAGGTATTGATACACCAGAATGTAGAACTAAGAATCTTTTAGAAAAAGACGCTGGTCTGTCAGTTAAAGCGTACCTTCAACAAAAGATTGAAGGTAAGTATGTATATATTACAACTAAGTTAGATGGTAATACAGGCAAATATGGTAGATTATTAGGTACTATCTATGAACATAGAGAATCTACAGAATCTATTAATGCTAAATTACTTAGAATGGGATTAGCTAGAGAATACACTGGTGGTAAGAGAAATCCTTGGAACTATGGAATGCTTAATGAGATGATAGATACTGTTAAATTAATGATAGGTGATGTACTTAATAAAGATTAGGAGGATTGTTTATGTCTGTTAGAAAAAAAGCTTTATTTTTAAGGGAACATCTTGTAGCTGGCATAAGTTACTCTTCGACTCCTCAAGGGAACATACAAAGAATTCAGAAAGGTAATAGGGAAGTTGGTACTGAATTGAAAAAGAAGGTTACTAAGTTTATGAAAGAAAATGAAATATCTGAATATGTCCATGATGGAGAAGATAATTTTTAAATAAAAGTTGATTTTTAACTATAAATTAAAAAGATATGGGGTGGAAAGATGAGAAGAGTTTTAGTAATATTACTATTAATATCTTTAATTTTATGTACAACTAATGCAGTAATGCCTGATGCATATATTGCAATTGAAATTAAAGAAACAAAGCAATCAAAGAAAAAATATAACTAGGGGGATATTATGGAGAAATTAATTAATGAATTTTTAACAGATAACTACACTACAATAAGTCATGAAGATACAGATAAGTTTGAATTTAATGCACCACATTTATTTATTGTAGAGCCTTCACTTAAACATATACAGAATTCTGAACAGTTTGAAAATGTAGAAATTATACCACCTGTTTCTGTAGTTAAATTCCAAAAAGGTCCAATTAAAGAAAATGGTGTAAATGGTGTTGCTAACGAAGACTTAATAAGTATGGTAGTTAAACGTCTTCAATGTTTTCAAGAATCTCCTTACAAATGTGATGAGAATGAACAAGCTATTAAGCATCTGGAAGATTGTTTAAAGGTTCTAAGAATTAGAACTGATAAAAGAGTTGACAGAGAAGTGGAGGGAACTAGTGAAATCTAATGATAAAGAGATAGTAGACAATACTAATAAGATTGACAGTACCTCTATGAAAAGTAAGAAAAAAGTTAAAAAAGAAATAAAAGATGGAATTCTTAGTGAGAATTCTTTAATGGAAGATTTTGATAAGTTAGCTGACTTATTATAAGGAGGTGTATTTAAATGGCAAAGGGAGATATAATATTTATAGCTGATAAGGAAACCCTAGACCAAACTAAAATAGTTGCTGATGAGATTAAGCAAGCTGTTAGTAATATGCATGATAATATTGAAAATGAAGTTGTAGTAAATACAAAGAAATTTATCAATGAATTATCATTGCAAAGTAGAATTGGTTTTGGTTCATATATGACTACACTAGTTAATCTAACCAATGCTAAAGGTGTTATAAATTCTGCATACTTTATGGCAGAAGGAACATCAGATTCAAATGTTATTATAACTATTGATGGAGTTGAATTAAGATTTGACTCTAGAAACAATAGTGGTTTAATTGGATTAGTTCCTCAAGGTACATATAATTATAATAAAAGTATTGTTGGTGGATATTATAGAAGTATAAGTAAGTATGTTACATACTCATCATTTAGTAAGATAAATGGTAAATTTCTACCAACAGTTAGTCCTTTCCCAGAACTTTACTTAATAAACTCACCTGTTGAGTTTAATGAGAGTTTAAAGATTGAAGCTTGGGGAAAAAAAGGTAAACCTTTTAACTCTAATATTTCTGTATTATATAATGAAAGGGGGTAATTGAATGTTTGTAAGAATAGATGGAGATATATACGTTAAAACTGGAGCTTCAGAAGTTTTTTATACTACTGGTTACTCTGTTGAATTATTAAATGTTAATGATTTAATTACTATATCTAAAGGAGACATAATTGATATAGATGTTAACGTTAAGAAAAAAATATTAGTTGATGACGGAGTATCAATTGCAACTCAAAATTCAACGTCATTAGATTCTTTAAATGTTATTATTAGAGAAATACTAGAAGATGATAGTGAAGATTTACAGTTAATACCTGTTGCATTAGCACCAGAAGACAATTCATTCTGTATTAATATGGTATCTCAAAAAACTGGCATATTTGTTGTAGAAGTAACGTCACCTGATGTTAATCTTACATCAAACTCAATAGAATTTGAAGTTATTTAGAAAGGAGAGTTACTATGTATACTAATACCGAAATAATTGAAGTTGATGGTAAGAACGTTACAAAGATAACTATTCTTGATAATGAGCTTATAGATTTAACTTTAGACCAATTAAGAATGCAGAAGTATAATGAGTTAGCTTATTCAAAGCTAGCACAGTTAGAAGCTGGATTTGAAAGTAGTGTTAAGTATGGAGAACCTAGAAGATACTCTATATTTAATAATGAAATGCAAGATACAATTTCAGATGCTTCAGAACAGATGGTTGCATTAGAATCTGGAAGACAAAAGACATTAGCTGGTGTTCCTCTTGGACCAACAGATATTGTAAAAGCACTATGGCATGATAACAATTCAACTCAACATGATATTTGGACTTATGAAGAATTTAGTTTATTCTTTACAGAGTTAAAAGGTTTCTTTTTATCATGTAGATTGTATTGTGAAAGTTTACAAGGAAGAGTTATGAAATGTGTCAGTAAAGAAGAAGTTAATGCAATTTATTATGGACTTCCTTTAACTGACGAAGAAACAGCTTTCAATATGGGTCTTTTAGCAGAAATGCAAGGTCTAGAAATAACACAGGGGTTGTAGAATTTTGAAAGGTGGTTCAACACATGAAACAAGTAAAGAATAAATTAATAAGAGAATTATTAAAAGCATTAATGTTATTCATAGTAGGTGGTATCGTTTACTATGCAATGGAGATACTTTATGATGGAGATAGTCATTGGACAATGGCTGTAACTGGTGGTATATGTTTTGTTATAGGTGATTTATTAGATGAGTTTAAAGGATTTAAATTATCCGTTAGAACTGAAGTAGTCATAATTTCAATAACAATTACTGTTCTAGAGTTCTTTGTAGGCATTGTGGTGAATTTAATGCTCAAGTTAGATGTATGGGATTATTCTGGAATGTACCTAAATCTAGGTGATTTAAGTATTCCAATGCATGTAATGGGACAAATTTCATTACCGTTTATTCTGTTATGGACAATAATCTTTGCACCATTAATTATTTATTTAGGTAATCTATTTAGATGGGATTGGTTCAATGAAGAAAAACCATTACGATTTGTACAAGTTTACAAATGTTTAATATTTGGAAAGGAGTATGAACGTAAAATAGGAAGGGTGATTTAATGTTAGAAAAGTCACAAGTTAAGGGTCTGCTCAAACTTGAATTAGACCTTAATACAACTGTAGATTTCTCAATTGATAACAGAGCTCTAATTAACACTAATAAATCAATTCAAGATGCTCAACAATTAGATATAGATGTTCTTAAATCTACACAAAGTAGTTTCCAGACCAGTATTAATAATCTTTTACTAGTTCAAGGAAATCAGCAAACATCGATAGATACTTTACAATCAACAACTAGTAATCTTCAAACTCAAATTGATAATGTTGATGCTACTAAGAATGTTATGGTAGATGAGTATAGTGGAGTTTCATTTCAAATGTTTGTAAGTGGTAATAAAGTTGGATTGAGGGAATTATAATGAAGGATATAATAATATTCGTTAATAATTTTAAAAAAGGATTTAATGTTGAAGAAACTGAGAAACTATTTACTCAAGGCAACTGTTATCACTTTGCAATAATCTTGCATAATATATTTAGATTTACTGAAATAGTTCATGATAACATAGATAATCATTTTATGGTTAGATATGAGGGTATTTATTATGACATTACTGGAATTGTTGAGGGAGTTGTGGATGATAAAATATCTACCATAACTGAATTAGAAAATGAAGACCCACTATATTTTAGTAGATTAATGAGAGATTGTGCATATCTTAAAACAAAATAGGAAGGAGAATCTTATGAAGAAAGATAATGTTAAAGAAGTTAAAAAAGAAGAGGTTAAAAAGCCTACTCGTGAAGAGTTAGAAAAAAGTATGATGACTGAAGATGGTACTATGGCTGCCTTTGGTGCAAAATAACAAGAACGAAATAACACACCCTAATTCCGCCAACAAGGAATTAGGGTGCATTATTATATAAAACGGAGGTAACACTTAAGACATACTAATTGCCAATAAGATAAAAAAAGCTAAAAGTACCAACCACTATTTAATTGTTTAAAATACGATTAAACAATTCTTTAATTTTTACTTTTACGTTGATGGAATAAGATTTTTTTTTATTTTAAATTTTAATGTAACATGTAATTAGATGAAAGCATATAAACTAAGGAGGAATTATAATATGTCTAATATTTTAATGGGTCAATTTAGAGAAGCAATGAAGAAGGAAGACTTTGGTAGTGAGTGTGAATATACACCTTATTACAGAACAGGAATTGATATCTTCGATTACATTAATGGTAAACATGATGCTGATGGTGGTATTTCACTAGGTTTACCTGCAGGTAAAGCATACATGGCAATTGCAGAATCAGGTGTAGGTAAAACTACTAAACTTATTCAACAAGCATGTGCTATTGCAGACCAATTTGATGAATCAACTATTTTCCATTATGACTTTGAGAGAGCGACTTCACCAGAAAGAGTTATGGCTTTAACTGGATGGAGTAAAGAAAAGTTTAAGAACAAGTACATTCATTTAACAAAAAACATCTATGCTGAATCACTATTTGATGGTGTTAAGGCAATTGCAAAGATTAAGCAAGAGAATTATGAAGCTTTAAAAGTAGACACTGGTGCTACTGATGAAGATGGTAATATCATTTATGCATTACCACCTACAATTTTCTTAGTAGACTCTGTTGCATTAATTGCACCAAAGGATATTGAAGACTCTGAAGAAATGAAGGGTTCTATGGGTGCTGCAGCTATTGCAAAAGTTAATACAAACGTATTTAAAAGAGTTATGTCTCCAATGGAAGATGGTAATATCATTCTTATGTTAGTTAATCATTTAACTAAGAAGATTGAAATTGGTTTCGCTAAGACAAAAGCTCAAGTAAACTACCTTAAGCAAGATGACTCTATCCCTGGTGGTAAAGCAGTTACTTACTTATCAAATACACTTGTTAAGTTAGAAGCAAGTTCTAAACTTGAAGAAGATAAAGAATTTGGTGTTAAAGGTTTCTATATGACAGGTATCTTAGTTAAGTCTAGAAGTAATGCTGCTGGTCTTACTTTCAAAATGGTATTTGAACAAAAGAATGGTATCAATAATATTCTTACTAACTATGTAAATCTTAAAGATGCTAAGCTTATTGGTGGTGCAGGTAGAAGTTATTACTTACATTCACTTCCTACAGTTAAGTTCTCTCAAAAGTTAGTTGTAGAGAAGTACAATACTGTACCAGAATTTAGAAAAGCATTTGATAAAGATGTTGCAGAATTATACAAGAAGTATCTTAATGAGCTACCAGAAAGTGATGATGGTGAATTAAAACTTATTGACTCTGAGAACAATGTTTACAGAGATGGTGATGGAGACTTCTGGTATGAAGAAGATGGTGATTACACTCAAGTTTACAAAGATGGTGAAGATTGGGTTGAAGTAGAATAATTTAAATTGGCTGAAGGGAGACTATCTCCTTTCAGCTAGTTCATTTTATAAGTATATATTATAGCTATGACAAAAATTTATACAAAATAAGGAGGGCAATGTATGGAAACAAAGGTGGTAGACATTGGAAAGTTTGATAATAAACATGATTTTCTTGCAGAAGAAGTCTTAATTCCCAATGTAGATAAAACTGATTCCAGTAGAACCAATATGTTTGACTCTCATGTAGTTCAATCATTAGTATTAAAGGATACTCAACGAGCTAGAGTATTTACTAATTTTGAAAACATGGTAGGAAAATATAGTTCATCTTATAGAAAGTCGGATAGAGATTGGAATATTATTGCTAAGATTAATAAGAATGCAATGAATTCACTATTTGTACTTCAAGATGAGAATGGACTAGTAGACGTAGTCTATGAAAAGCCATGTGAGAGAGTAACTGAAAGATATGGTTACACTTTAGAGAATGATGGCTTAAAAGGTAAAGAAGTTGGTGATGGAATTGCTGATGAAGATGTCATCTTTAGAAGTACTGCTTATGATAAAGATTTAAACTTTGGTTTTGGTCTTAATCTTAAATCAGTATATCTTCCTTGGAAAAATATGACTTATGAGGATGCAATAGTGGTTTCAGAATCTGCTAGAGACCGTTTATCTTCATTTACAGTTGATGACGTAGTTATCACTCTAAATACAAATGACATGTTATGTAATCTGTATGGAGATAAAGATAATTACAAATGTTTCCCAGATATTGGAGAAGATATTGTTAATTCAATAGTTTCCTCAAGAAGAAGAATTAACTACGATAGTATACTTTATGATGGTTCAGTTCAGAATTTAATGAAAGTAAATTATTCTACAGACACACCTTTCTACTCAAAAGGAACTATAGTTGATATAGATATATTCTGTAATACAACTAATGAGAGATTAGAAAAACACATGTATCATTCACAGATACTAAAGTATCACCAAGAAAATACAGCATACTATGAAGAAATAGTTAGAGTATTAGAACCTATTATTGAAGGTGGAAACTACTCTGATGATGCTGGTTATATCTATACTAGAGCAAAAGAAATTATTAGTGAAGATGTTAACTGGAAGTATGAAGGTTCTGACTTTGATAACTTAATTATTAAATTCAAAGTATTGTATGAGCAACCATTAGTAATTGGTAGTAAATTAACAGGTAGATATGGTAATAAAGGATGTGTATCTTTAATTCTACCAGATGATGAAATGCCAGTTAATGAATTTGGTGAAAGAGCAGATGTTGTTCTTAATCCATTAGGTATTATTAACAGACTTAATCCTTCTCAAATGTATGAGCAAGAAATTAACTTCTTATCTGACAATATTCAGAGAGAATGTAAAAAGTTATGGGATATTAATACTGAAGAAAGTATTGATGAGATGACTGAACTGTTCTTCGATTATATTAACTCTGCAAATGAAGTTCAACATGATTTCATGGTAGATTATTATAATGAATTAGATGAAGATGAAACTGTTGAATTCTGGGAAGATATATTTGAAGATGGTATATTCATACATCAATCACCTTTCTTCAATAATATAACCTTTGACCAATTAGGGGAACTATATAAGAAGTATCCACAGTTTAAACCATATTCTATGTCTGTAGGAGGAAAGAAGATTATTCAACCTCTTATCATGGGAGATTTATACTTCTTAAAATTGAAACATGAACCAAAATCTAAGTTCTCAGCTAGAAGTTCTAGTTATGTTAACTTAAAGAACATTCCATCTAAGTCTACAAGATTTAAGTTACATCAATCTCTGTATACAAAGACACCTGTAAGAATTGGTGAGATGGAATTAACTAACTTATTCTTAACTAATGATATTAAGAATGTAATAAGACTTATGTCACAGTATTCAATCAATCAAGAAGATAGACAGGAAGTAATTAAACATTTACTTACTGATGATATCTTTAACCTTGAGAAGATACCACAGACAGGAGAGTCAAGTAGAACTAAAATGATATTTGATATTTATATGAAAACTATAGGTATGGAAGTAGTAGATGAATAATAAATATGGGAAAGACTCGTTTTGAGTCTTTCTCTATTTTAATTTGAAAGGAAAGGTATATGTTCAACTTAAATAAAAAAATTGTAGATATAATGACATCAACATTTCTAGGGTATGTAATTAGACATAATGATAAGATTATTAAATTTACTCATGAAAATAATGATTATTATTTTAAAGAAGTAATATTTAAAACAACACTAAGAGGTGGAAAGAATGAATATCTTTATGAGTTGTTAACTAAAGACCACGTTCAAATTACAGTCATTCAATCTACATCAGTTAATGAAGAATCTAGAATGGTGGAAATAATTGAGAAGGCTCTTATTAAAATTCATCAGTTCAATGAAAAAGCTAGTACATTTAAAACATTTAAAGAAAAACATAAACTTGAAATTAAATAAGGAGGTTTAGTATGTTCCCAAAGAATACTGACAATAGGATTAGTAGTAAAGAGCAAGAATATAAGAATAAAGCCAGTACTCTGAAAGGGTTTGCTAAGTCTCAAGGGTTGAGAGTAACTACTAGTATAAATATTGATGGAGATACTATAGTTGTAAAAATACTTAAGAAGAAAGAGACTAAACCTAAGTTCATACCTGGTGGTAACAGTTTAAAGTACTCTAAAAATAGCACTGTACTTAATTTAAAAGAGAATAAAAAGTCTAATGGTCGTAAATTAGGTACTATTATAATTGATGAATTCAGTATGCCAGATGTATCTAAATTATATCCAAATTGGGCAAGTTTGTCTGGTGGTGATTTTGATGGAGATTTTATAGATGATGTGCAACTTTTTAACTTTGGTAGAAGTACATCACAAGTTCTACATAAAATAGTTATACAGAATGTTTCTGAGTTAAAGCGTAAGAAAATATTAAGTATGTTTAAATCTAGAATAATGGAGTTATCTATAGAAGGAGTTATATAATGAGTCAAGTATTAAATGTAAGTAAAGATTTAATTATCTATGAAGGTGGAGAAACAAAAATAGGTACATGTGCAATAATTAGAAGAAATGGAAAGTATTTATTAGGTAAAAGGAGTGCAATAAACTCTAAAGGTTTACCTAGAAAGGGTGCTGGTAGTTGGGGATTAATGGGTGGTAAATGTGATGTAGGTGAAACACCTAGAGCAGCTATTATAAGAGAAGTACTTGAAGAGTGTGGTCTTATAGTATATGCTTGTACATTCCTTGGAAACTACTTTGATGGTGAGTATGATGATTATGCTTTTGCAGTACAAGTTAAAGATTCAAGTCACCTTATTCCAGCTGAAGGAGAAGTAGATGAGATAGGATGGTTCTCTTTAAATGAAATGAAATCTATGGAGATATTTGAAGCAACTCAATTGTCATTGGATTTATTAATTAAGTATGGTTTAATAAAAGAATAGGAGGTTATATGTTTCCTAAAGACAATAAACGTATACCAAATTCTAATAAGAAATGTTATGCTAAAAAGATTAAAATCGTTAAGCAATTTTGTAATGAGAATAATATTAGAGTAAGTGCTTCTACAAGAGTTAATAATGATACTATAACTTTTTATGCATATCCAAAACCAAAGAAAGAGCCTGAAATGGTAGTACTTGATAGTATTGCTGTAATGTCTCAACCTGCTAACCAACCTAATAGAAATGGAAGAGTGTATAGTAAAGAAGCTTTTAAGAAACTTACACAGAATTTCAATCAACAAATGGCAAATGCATTGGGTGTACCAGCTTCATTTTTAAATCCACCAGATTCTTCATTTTCATTTAAAAAAGATGAGACTAAAGTAACTGAATTTAAGTTAACTAGAGCATCATTTTCTAAGAAAGATGATATCATACAATTATGTAAAATGAAATTATTTGACTTAATTTTAGACAACGAGTTAGGAGTAGAAGATAATGGGTAAGAAAAAAATAAATAAAAGAAAAAAGAAATATTTATTAGACCAACGTCAAGTCCATAAAAGAATCAATGTAATTAGATTTATGTTGAAAGAGAATGGTATGGCTGCAGATTTTCCTTCACACTCATATGATAATTCTACAAAGAAGACTGTTATTAGTATGCAAGTAGGTACTATTGAAATGCAAGAGTATGAAGAATGGTTTTATGGTAGTGAATGGAAAGATGGTAGACAAGAAAAGAATAATGGTTTACGAACAAAGAATGAACCTACATTTGTTAAAGTAGGTAGAGTTTCAATTTATGATGCTTTAAATAAAACTAAAGCTGAAATACGTCAAGAAATCAAAGTACAATTAATGGAAGTGATTTTGAAATGATAGAAGAATACAAGACAAATCAATTAAAAGAAAAAATTGATTTAATTAAACAAGTACTTAGGAAGGATTATGGTAGTGAGTCATTAAGAGTTGAAGTTAATCACAACAACTTTAGTCCTTACTTTATAATTCGTTTAAGTGACCCAAGTCTAAAGACTGAACTTAACTCAACATTGCAATTTGTCGGAGACTTGCTCATAAGAAAAGACTTATCATTAGATAAGTTAGCTACAAAGTGTAGAAATGATTTATTAACTATACTTTTAGACCAACAAGCCAACCAATAAAGGAGATTTAAAATGAAAAAAGGAACTATTATCGGATTATCAATTTTAGGTATTGTACTGTTACTAATTGTAGGTTCAATAGCATCAGTATTATCATCAAGAACAACTATGATTAAATTAGAAAATCAAATTGATGCACAGTATGTTGCCAACCAAACATCTTATGATGCTATGTGGAAAACATTTAAAGAAATGGCACAAGTAACAGAGCAGCAAGCTGAACATTATAAAGAATTATATACTGGATTAATTGGTGGTCGTTATGAAGACTCTGCTCCTTTATTCCAAATGATTAAAGAAGATAATCCACAACTAGGTACTGAAGTTTATACTAACTTACAAGCTGCTATTGAGAGTGGTAGAGCAAACTTTAATAATATGCAAATGAAGATTACAGATGTTGTTAGAGAATACAATACTTATGTAGAAGTTCATTTCATTATGTCAGCTATCTTAGGTAAAACTGAACTAGATATGAATGACTTCGTTATCACATCTGATGAGACTAAGAAAACATTTGATGATGGTGGTAGTGATGAAGTAGACTTATTTGATAACAAAGACGATTAGGAGGTTATTATGAATATTGTAACAGTAGGATTACCAATTTTACTTGCTATAATATTTATTATAATTAAAGTTAAATTAAATATAGAAATCCCAGTACACTTTATAGTACTGGGAGTTTTTATTTTAATTGCAATTAACTTTATTGTAATAAAGATAGATATTAAAGCAAGAATAACTGATACTGAAATATGGTCAGGTAGAATAACTGAAGTAGGTCATAAAGAGGAATGGGATGAATGGATTCCACCTAAAACTGTAACTAAAACAAGAACTAAAACTGTAAATGGTAAAACAAAAACCGAAACGTATATAGAAACCATCCCAGGAAAATGGAAACATCATTCAGCTAAGAACTGGATTAAAACATCTGATGGTGGTAAACAATATGTGACTAAAGCACCTGATGGAACTAGATTTAAAGATAGTTATCCTAATAAAGCTAGTGAGTTATATCAATGGTGGGAAATAGGTCAACCAACATCAAGTTTACACAAGTACGATAATTATCTAAAAGTCTCAAGTTCAATATATAAATATGAAGAGATAGATATCAAGGATTACAAACATTTACCAGAGTATCCTAATGATGTGAAAAATTTTATGGTAATGAGACTACTAGGTGCATTTCCAGAATTTGATAAAACTTTGGAAAATTTAAATGAGATGAATTCTAATCTTAACACCATGATAACTGATGAAGAAACTGGTAAGAAGAAGTCATGGAAAGAAATTAATGTTATAGTTGTTAACGTTGGAAATGTTCCAATTCAAGAAGCATATGCACTTCAAGAGAAATGGGAAAATGGTAATAAGAATGATTTTATTATTGTAATAGGTTCTAAAGGAACTGATATTGAATGGACTCATGTATTCTCATGGGCAGAAGATGAAGCTTTAAAAATTGAAGTAAGAAACATGATTAATAATTATGGAACTACTGAAATGTTTTATAACATTTTAGATGAAACTGAAGCTTATATAATAGATAAGTTTGATAGAAAAGAAATGGCTGATTTTGAATACATTCAATTAGACCCATCTGGTGTAGCTTATACTGTAATACTTCTTTTGAATATTATATTGTCTACATGTGGTTTCATCTATGGTAAAGATAAATTTTAAGTATATATTATAGCTAGGATAAGGAGGAATTACAATGGCTAGAAGTCCAGAAAGTAGATTAAGAGTGTGTGATAATTGTAATAAGGAAAGCGTATGTAAATTTAAAGATGACTATCTTGCATTAAACAATGAAGTAATTGAATTGATTAAGGATAGATTATCTGAAGTAGTTATAACAATTGGAAAAGATTGTTTAATTCCATGTAATAAGTTTTCACAACTTAAGACATCATTTTAGATAAGGAGAACAACCAATGGCAAACATTACTAAAAAAACATTAAGAGAATTCTTAACATCTAAGAAGAAAAAACGTATAGGTGAAGTAACCACTGGATTTCAACAAGAAGTTGCTGGTTTAATTGAACTTGACCTTAAAAAGAACCATGTGCAAGCATTTGAAGAACTTCAAATGGCTTTTAGTCATTATACTCATGCAATGGAAAATGTTAAAAAACTATTGAAAAAAGGATATTTCAAACTTGAATCTTACGAGTTTAAAAGTATACTTAATAGATATGGTATGACTGGTGTAAATATTGATAACAAGAGAGACAATGAAACTGACTTTATTAAGTTTGTATCAGAAAACTATAGTGTGACAGCTGAAAGTAATCCTGAACTAAGTGAAATAATAATAAATCTATCTAAAGTTAATTGTGAATTAGTTGATGACATCAAGGAACAATATGCAGTATTATTTCATATAGTTAATGAGAATTCAGCAAGAAAAGCTTTTGATAAGTTTATTGAAATGGGTATTGATATGTCATCATTGGTACAAAATGTAGATGAATCAAAATTTGACAAGTCACTTATTTAGGAGGTTTTGATTTGAAGAAAAGATACAAAATTATAGTTAATCAAGACCCAAATATGTGTGTTCCAGCATGTATACTAATGATTCTAAAGAGACATAACCTTGATAAAGGTTACTCTCAATTAGGATTAGCAACAAAATTTCTTAAATTTCAAACATCTGAAAAAGATAAAGAAATGTATCCTAATGTTAAAATTGCTAAAAAGTTTGAAGACCAAGGTTGTCATGTAAATGATTTAAACCAACAATTCTTTAAACCAGAAGGAATTCCATTAAAGGAAACTTATGTTGATTGGAAAGCAGTTCAAGACTCATTTGATTATGATGCAAATTATGTTAAGAATTTAATTCTTAACAATGATGCAGATATTATTGTTAGTTTAGATTACAGTTTAGTTAATTCTAAACATAAACCATCAAGACATGTAGTTCTTATAGAAGGAATAGATGAACAAAATAATTGTTTAATCTTATCACCTGTAGGAATTGATTATGAAAATATTACTGAAAGAAAAGAAGCAACAGTTGATACTCTTATAAGAGCTATGAGAGTTATTAATGGTGGTTTCTGGATTATAAGTAAGATAGCCTAGATTATTCTAGGCTATATTTTTTAACAAGGGAGGAAAGATATGATAATTTATGATGCATTTATTGATGAAGGTAGGATTCTTGAAGCTAGAGCTATGAAACAAAGGTTGACACATTGGCATACTACTTTAAAATATATGGCTGAGAAGGAAGAAGGTTTCACATATGTAATAATTTCAAATAGAATGAGGGATGGTTCTATAGTTACGGATGAAGGTATTTTTCATAAAGGAATGCTAAGATATCTTAGAGAAAATACTAGTCAAGTTGTAATTTTCCATAAAAATAGAGTTAAGAATAATCCTTTAGATTTATTTGATTTTACAATGACTGATATTAATGTAGTATCTCATGATTATGCAATCATTAGAAGTAAAGATATGGATACTTTCTTAAAACGTGATATTCATTTTGTAAGAGGAAATATTTTTGACAGTGAAAACCTTGACAAAACAATTACATACTTTACTGAAAACAAAAATGTGTTTGATGGATTCTTTAAAAGCTTTGAATCTAAAGAAGTATTATTAGTCGGTGAAAAACCAACTAAAGTTATTGAAAAGAAACAATCATTTTTAGGTAAACTATATAAGGCTATAAGTCTTAATAACTTAATAACGAAAAGAGGTAAATAATATGAGTAAACAAACAGTAATGAGTCCAGTAAATAAGGTTATTGAAATCTTAAAAAGCTATAAAATGAATCCAGAATCAGAAGCTATGTTCAGAGACCAGTTTGGTATTACTGAAGCTAGAGATGAAATGTTAAGATTAACTTTCCCTAATAAACCACAAATGATTATTGAAATAGGTTGGTTAGGTGAAAATGCAGCAAATAGAGAACTTCAAAGAATGGCACATATGTTTGATAGAGGTGTTTTAGGATATCATCATCATATATTTGTATTTGATGGAGAAGGATATACTGAGAACAATGATTACATTAAGTATTACAAAGCTAAATGTCATGTTGTTAGTCATAAGTATATGGACATCATGTCACTTGAAGAGTTCAAAGAATTTGCAAAGAAGAATTTTGAGGGGTACAGAGATGAACAATGATAAACTAAGTAGATATCTTAGTTATGTTCTAAGACACAATCCATCAAGTCTATCTCTTAAGTTAGACTTGGATGGGTATTGTTTTGTTGAAGAATTACTTGATAGAATAAGTAGGTTTTCTCCAAAACATAAAATGTCTTTAGAAAAACTTAAAGAAGTAGTTGCAACTGATAAGAAAACAAGGTATTCATTCTCAAAAGATGGTAATATGATTAGAGCTAATCAAGGTCATAGTATATCTACAGTAGATGTTACATTTAATATGCATCCAGAAATACCACCAAAATATTTATATCATGGAACTACTCAAAAAACTTGGGAAACTATATCTTATGATGGTATTAGAAAAATGACCAGACACGCAGTACATTTATCTAAAGATGAAGAAACTGCTAGAACTGTAGGCAGTCGAAGAGGAGACCCTAAGATAATTAGAATTAATGCTAAAAAAATGCATGATGATGGTATAGTATTTTATAAGACTATTAACAATGTTTGGCTTGTAGATTATGTGAGTCCAGATTATTATGAGTATTACTAAGGAGGAAACACTGTGGGATTAAGAACTTCAGATTACTTAGATTTACCTAAATGGGATGCTAAACAGCAGTCCTTAGTTAAGATGATGTTAGAAAAAGCAGCTAAAACTTATTACAATGAAGAAAAGAAATCTATGTCAGATGACATATATGATGCATTAAGAGATAGATATGAAAGTGAAGTTGGTCCATTACCTATTGGAGCAGAACCTAAAGAGGGTAAAGGTACAGTAAATGTTAAACATTCTTTTGGACACCTTGTTGGGTCACTTTCTAAAGTAAATACTATTGTTGAACTTAAGGAATGGTTTTATAGAACTACAGGTAATGACTTTGGTCCGTTTGATGTAGGATTATCTTATAAGTATGATGGTAACAGTGTAGTTATTGAGTACAATAAAGGTAAGGTCGTAACTGCATTAACAAGAGGTAGAAATGGTAAAGGTAAAGATTTATACCATGTATTTAAAGATATGACTATCTTAGATGAATCTCATGTAGGAATTAAATATGAAGTTATGACTACTTATGAAAACTTTGATTTGATACAAGAAGAGCCAGGATTGTCTACATATGCTAATCCAAGAAGTTTAGTAGCTGGATTACTTGATAGAGATAATGCACATGAATATGTAGAATATCTTACTCTAGTTCCATTAGGTATGAGTTTCATTGATGAAGAAGTAGATAAAATGGATGAATATTTATTCATTGAAAGAGAATTTAGTGGTAAGGTTGGTTCTTTAAATTCTATTAAGTTTAATGATAATCTTGAAATACTTGAGGGTGACTTAGACACTATTACAACACAAATTGAAGACATCTATGATACTCTTTCAACTGAAAGATTTGATTTACCATTTATGATTGATGGCTTGGTAATTGAATTACTTGACCCTAAGTATCGTAAATTAGGAATTACAAACTCTAAACCTAAGTGGGCAGTTGCTTTAAAGTTCCCTTATATGGAAAAAGAATCAACTGTAGTTGACTTTGTATTTGATTATGGTAAGACAAGTAGAATTACTCCTAAAGTTGTGTTTGAGCCAGTTGTGTTTAATGGTGCTGAACAGACAACTGTATCCCTAGCTAACTATGAGAGATTTGAAAAATTAGGTCTGGGAATTGGCAGTAAAGTATTAGTTCAATATCGTAATGATACTTTATCATATGTTGAAAAACTTGATGTTCCAGAGAATGATTTGATTGAGCCATTCGAATTTATACAACTATGTCCTATATGTAAGAAACCAATATTCTTAAATGATACAGAAGTCTTTGCTTATTGTTATAATGAAGAATGTGATGGTAAAATTGTAGGTAGAGTTGAAAGATATTTAGTAAAACTTGATATCAAAGGTGTAGGTTCAAGCACTCTTAAGAAACTTTATAATGCTGATATGCTACACCGTATATCTGACCTTTATGAGTTAGATTATAATGAAGTTGCTAAACTTGATGGCATGGGTAAAGTATCTGCTAATGGAATTAAAAAAGCTATTGAAAGTAAGCAACCATTTGATTATGAGATTCTTGCTGGACTAGGTATTGATGACTTTGGATTGTCTCAAGCAAAAGACCTTATGACAATTTGGACAATTGAAGAACTATTTGCTGATTATGATGAAGATTTATTTTTCTATGAAGGTGAAGAATTCTATGAAACATTATTACACACTGAAGGATTCTCCGACATCAGAATTAATAAGTTTATTAAAGGTATGAGAAAGTTCCAAGATGATTTCATTGATGTTTATAATCATGTTGAAAACAACTTATGTATATTTAAAGAAGCTATTGCTAAAAATGGCAACACTCCTAAGTATAAGTTTGTAATCACAGGTTCAGTAAATCAGTGGAAAAACCGTACAGAACTTAAGAAAGAGTTAGAGTTACTTGGTCATAAAGTTAGTGGTAAGGTAAGTAAGAATACTAATTATCTTATTAATAATGATATCGAAAGTAATACAGGTAAGAATAAAGATGCAAAAGATTTAGGAATTCCAATCATTAATGAGAGTTTCTTAAAGAGTTTATTACTCAATAAATAATATCAAGGGATATCTATTAATTTAGATATCCCTTATTTAATATGTAATTAAGGAGGATTAATTATGGCAGTTAAATTAAACGAAGAGGGTAAACAGTATAGAGTTAAAAAAAGTCATATTAAGAATGTTACTGATTTAGATGGATTAACTATAATGAAGGCATATGAAGAAGGTTATGCTTTTATATATGATACTGAAATTGAATCTTTCTGTATGTTGTCTTTAAATCAACATAATAAAGATGAATGTATTAATGTAAAGGTTAAAGCTGAGTATGTTGATATAGAAGTTGTAGAATCTGTTGATGAATTTAATGGTTATCCATTAGATGATTTTGAAGATGATGATTTTGCAGTAGAAGAAGAATTAAACACTATTGAAGAAGTTCCAGATGAAATTGACGAAACTTATGCTATAGTTCAAGAAGAGAGAATATACTGGATTAATTCACATAAAGTGCATAATCATGCAATAGATTTACCAAAAGGTTTAGTTAGAGTTAAAGCTATAACTACAAAAAATGACTCTGTAATAGCAATGGAAGAACGATATGTTGATGTTAATGCATGTAAAAATGATGTAGATAAAGAATACTATCAAAATTCTCCATATGTTGAGTTTGAGTATATTGACAGTAAGTTTGAGAATCAAGCTATGAATATAAATCTATTTGCTGGTGTAGCAGAGTTAAGACCATTAGATGACGCATCAGACGTTCAAGTTCATTTTGAATTTAACATTTATCCAACTAGTTTCAAAAATGGTAGAACTAATTGCAATATACCTCATGGTGAAATAAGTGTTAAATCAATTATAGATTTAAATAATAATTACGCTGATGACCAAAGACAATTTGATAAATGTATAGCAAGAGATGCTGAGGAAGAACATTATTTCAATACTTGTAACTATATAGTTTTTGAATATTTAAATGGTAGTAAAAATACTTTAATATTAGATATCAATAGCTTTTTAGAGCGTGTAACAGTATTATAACATTGATAGACTAAGGTGGAATTATACTATCTTAGTCTATCATTTTAACGAACTATTTATTATAGATATTTTTTTGACATTACAATATATTGATGTGAGACCATAACTAGGTCTACAATATATTGATTATATATAGGAGATTTATTGTGAGCGTAAACTCAAGGGGGTTCTAAAAGACTAAGGTGGTATATTTATGCTAAAATTTATAATGGAGTACTTTAACTTCATAGTAATATTCTTATGGATTATACAGGCTATAATGATGTATAGAACTGATGCAAAGATTAGATTCCGAAGAGGAACAAATGAACGAATTCACAGATTATACATTAAGGCTACATTGTCAATAACTTTGTTAGCACTTTTAATCAATGGATTTTATTTTTTAACTAAGATGTAATAAATATGAGTATAATACATAATGTATTATACTCTTTTTTATTTAGTCTAAACATAATATTCTCATTATAATTAAGAACATTGACTTATCAAACTTAACACCTATTTCTTTTTTCATCATAGTGACTGCACTTGAACTTGGTACAGCACTTCTGTAGGGTCTATCAGATGCCAATGCATCATATACATCACATAAAGAACATAATTGAGTTGAAAAATTTAATGATTTAATTGTAAGTCCTCTTGGATACCCTGTACCATCTAGATTTTCATGATGATTAAGTATTATTTGCTTACTGACTATTGGTATATCTGGATTATTTATAAAATAATTAAAACCCATCATACAATGTTTCCTAAGATGTAATATATCATTTTCATTTAATGTTGTATTTTTATGAATTACTTCATAATCTAAGAACATTTTACCATAATCATGTAAAAGACATCCCTTGCATATACCATCTATTTCATCTTTAGTTAATCCCATAAATATTGCAACAAATACAGCCATAGTAGCCACTTTAACACTATGTTCAAAAGTATACCCATTATTTATTTCAAGTACATTATGTTTAAAAATATCTTGTAATTCTTTAAAATTACTTAACATAATTTCAAATGTAGAATGTTCTAGTGACATTACAAGGTGTTCTTTATCATACAAATTGTATCTTTTATGAATCCTATTAAGTTCTTCTTTAACTAAGCTAACTGCAACAGATTGAGCTTCACTTAAAGATTTAAATAACATATCAAGAACTCCTTTCTATTATTAAATTATACAAATATAATTATTTGTTTTCTTATATAAAATATAGACATATATTATTATGTTGATATAGATTATAATATAAACTAAGGAGAAATGATGGAGGAAAGAAAAATGTGTAATAAAACAAAAAAAGTATGGAGTGAGCCAGTTATTGAAGAGTTATCTATTGATGACTTATTTATTCTATTTGATGATAAGTGTAAAGAATTAGATATACTGGTTGAGAACGATGAACATTCTAATTCTATTCACAATCAAACTATGAAAATCATTGGAATTCAAACTTTAATCACTAAAGGATTAATGAAACAACAAATTGATATGCAAGATAAACTAGATGTTGTTAATAATCAAATAGTTAAATTGAATCAATTGAAAGTTCGTGGAATTAGTACTAAATGTGTATGTTCCTTATGTGGTGAAGAAATGGAAACTCGTAAATTCAAAGACGTTATTTATTGGTCTTGTCCTTGCTGCCCAGCAATATTATTTGAATACGTAGATATTAATGATGCTAGAAAGGTTGCAGAACACATTGAATCAAAATAGTGGAGGTAGTTAAATGAAGAAATTAACAGAGTTAAATGCTAGTGAAGTGAGTAAAGATATTAGAGACCAAATTACTAATGCTTTAAAGTTAGATAAGGTTCATGATATTCAAATGGTATCTTATAAAATTGAAGGTGATGGTAAATGGTTTTCTGGTTGTGCATTAATAACTGAGAGAGAAGCATCAGTTATATTTGATAAGGACTTAAACATTGTAGAAGAATATTATGATGTTAGAGTTACACAACATATTAATGTTAATTTAAGACAAATGATGATGTCTAATCAATTAGTATTAGACAATAGAAAGAAACCGAATTGGGGGTAGTTAAATGAAAAAAGGAATGAAAATAGTTAGAGGATTTATTACAATGATGGATATATTAATTGATGATACTGTGGTAAAGTCTGGAATTCCATTAAAATTTACAAGTCATTATAAATTTAAGGTTACTGAAGCAGCTTTACTTCATAAACTTAAGAAAGTTATAATGTCTCATGATATTCTTAGAACTTTAAACATAGATTATAGTACAGTTGAATTTAAAATTATTGATAATTTAGATTTAAGAAAAGCTTTAGATTTAGGTGCATTTGACAACAATTATCAAGGAGACCATGAAAGAATTATTAAGGTTTCAGAATTTGTTAAATCATTAAAAACTAAATATTATCCAGAATATAATGAAATTGATGAAGATGATGACGAGCCAAGAAATCCTGATGGGTCTCCTAAGTGTGAAGATTGTGAAGCTGTAGGGTGTGACCATAGAAACGCTGATTATCAACAACCTTTTGAATCTTATGATTTATTCAAAACAGAGGATATACTTATTAAGATTTCAAATAAAGTTATTGTTCCTACACAAGATGTAGTTGATGAAATCAATCGTCAAATTATTGATGCTCACCATACTAAATGTAATTCAGATAACAAAAATGTTAAGATTGATTTAAGTGTTTCAATAACAGTGAAATAAATATTAAGAATAACCTGTCAAGGGTTATTCTTTTTTTTTTGTTTTTAATTATATGTCTAACAATATAATATAATGTAGAATATTGGAGGTATGAATGGATAATCAAGAAATAGAAAACGTTTTACAAAACGTAGAGAATATTTTGTGTAAGGATTTTGAAATCACTAAAGTCACTTACATGAATATTGGATTGAGAACTACAATATGTTTAGCTACACATGAATCAACTGGTACTGAAATAGTTGGTCATGCATGTGGTATGAAGAGAGAGGATTCAAGTGTAATATTGCCAGCTGTTAAGTTAATTGCATTAAATAATATACATAAGCAATTGTTAGCTGCACACAAGTCAAGAAAAGCTATGGAAGTAAATACTATATTCTCATTAGTTAGTTCTAAAAATGGTAGAATAATTCTAGAATTTAAAGATAATGCAGACATTTATTATGATGGTAAGCTTATAGCTAATGAAGAAGAAATAGTTAAAGGTTTTAGAGATTTCCTTAGTGAAAAAGGAATTATATAGGAGGAATATGATAAATGGATACAAGTAGAGAAACTGCAAAGATTGACAGACTAGATTCACATCCAAAGTTGTTGAACAGAAAGCAAAGAAGAGCTGCTGAAAGACAAAATGAAAAAGCAAAGAAAAAAGGTAATAATGTAGGTGGTAAGGCACTAATTAAAAATGTACAAGAAAAGATTGGTTTAACTGATTCTGAAATGAGTCAATTACAATCTAATCTTAAGAACCCAGAAGTTGTTAATAATTTATCTTATGAGAACCAAGGTGATATTATTCCCATGACTAGAGATAACATTATGTTATTCGAAAAGATTGATGAAAACCAAGGTGGTAAAGTTACAGAAGTATTTACTGACCCTAATGATGATAGTAGTAAAGTATACTCTATTAAAGGTTACAAGATTTGGGTTATATATGATAATGATTCAAAAGAGATTACCCATTATGACAATACTGCTGACCACACTGACTTAGGTTGTTTAGAAGGTAAAGAAGGTCATTATCTATGCTGTGTTGACAAAAATGAATATGGACAACATGTATGGAACTGTTTTGTTATTAATAAGTACTTTTCTAATGAGATGGTATCTATCGCAGATGGAAGACCATGTACTGAAGAGGAGATTACTCTATTAAATACAGTATATCCAGAATACTTCAATAATGCTTATTAATATAAAAGAACGCTATAACCCATTTAGGTTATAGCGTTTATTTATTAAGGATTACTTCTTACCTTTTTTCTTTTTCTTAGAGTTAGGGTTGATAGCATCTTTAAGATGACGACCAGCTCTAAAGAAAGCTTGTTCTCTAGCTTCTATATCAACAACTTCATCTGGTTTACGAGGATTTCTTCCCTCTCTACCTTTCATTTCTCTAGATAAGAAAGTACCGAAACCTGTAAGTTGAACTTCCTTCTCATTTACAAGACCTTCAGTAATTACTTCAAGAACACCATCAAGAATTACTTTAGCATCTTTTTTCGTAACTTCAAGCTTTACAGCTAATGCATTAGATACATCTGTTTTAGTCATAAGTATTACACTCCTTTAATTATTTTTTTTTAGTTTAAATTATAAATTAACACTTTATTATTGAATCGCTCAATATAATATATTAAATTTATATATAATATTGTTCGCAAATGTTATACCAAAAATTGAACTTTTTATTCTTGTAAGAAAGAATTTTAGGTATCAAGTGCGAATTATATAATTGTTAGTGATTTGAATCTATAAAAATATATTTAAACATATATTATTACCATGATAAGATTATATTATATAAAAATGATTGGAGGAAAAACATGTATAACTTTCTTAAGCAGTATGGAGAGAATAATCCAGAGAAGTTTAATGAAGAGTTCATCTACATGAAACGAAATGACAATGTTCTTGAGTATATGAAGGATATTTGTAAGGCACTAGAAGTAATTGATGGTGTTAAGTTTCTTGGAGCTGAGCTAGAGACTGATGAGTCTAAATTAAACACAAGAGGTAAGGAAGGTGAAAAATGGATTAGTTTAGAGGAATCTCGCCTTGATAACATTACTATTAGATTTAGTATCAAAGATGATGATGGTAATGATGAACTAATTGAACGAAGTATCTTGTTCCCTAAACTTATTAATGATTTTTATTATGTTTTAGATGGTAATAAGAGTTATCCAATTTATCAAATAATCGATTTAGCTACTTACAAGACACCTAAGTCATTGACATTGAAGACACTTTTAATGCCAATTGTACTTAGAACTCACGAAGTAACATTGGAAGATGTAAATGGTAATGAATATACAGATAATCTATTTATAATTGATTTATTCAAGAATAAGATTAATGTATTACATTATTACTTTGCAAAATTTGGATTTGATAAAACTGTAGAAATGTTTGGATATGATGACCATTCAGTTGGAATTGTTGATGCAAACGATATTGATTTTGATGATAGTGATAATGAAGATTACATATTCTTTAAAATCAATAAAAACTTAGCTGTTTATGCTAGAGATGAAGTAATGGAAGATTCATTTGGTAAAAGATTTGTAATGATGATTTGTGAAATGATGAATCTAAGAAGTACAGTAGCTAAAATTGTTGTAAGAGAACAATGGGAAAAGAAATTAGGTATGATATTTACCAAGAATCCTAACTCTCAAATTGACAAAGCTAAAAAGATTATCATATCATTTGAAAGAATTCTTGATGACCGTACTAAGAAGATTTTAAGAATTGATGATAGTCACAAAGAAAGTATCTATACAATTATCAGATGGATGATGACTGAGTATGATTATCTTATTACTAAAGATAACATGGATTTAGCCAACAAAAGAATTCGTGTTAATGAGTATTTATTACATCCATTATTAATCAAGTTCAGTACTATAACTTATAGATTACTGAATAAGCCACAAGTAACATTTAATCAAAAGAAACAATTATTCAGTACACTTGGACCAGGATTTGTTATAAAGAAGCTTAAGCAAAATGAGCTATTGAGATATAACAATAGTGTTAATGGGATTGATTTATTCACTTCAGGATTGAAGTTCTCACAGCGTGGTCCTCAATCAATGAGTGAAGGAGGAAAATCTATTAGTGTTAGATATATGGGTTTACATCCAAGTTATGTGGGTAGAATTGGATTAACTACATCAAGTTCAGGAGACCCAGGAATGACTGGAACATTTACACCATTCATTAAAACTGATAAGTTCTACTTCACAGGACACTCTGAGGAGGATTCAAATGAAAAAGATACTGTATAAGGTCAAATTCACAGTAAGTAGCGAGATTGATGAACATAATCAAATAACAACTTCAACATATCATCCAGTTAGAAGAATTAAAAAATTCTTCTTTGGATTATTTTCTAGAGAAGTTATTAAAATGGAAAAACTTAACTTTACTTATTGGGTAGAGTATAGAATTGATGAAGGACGTTATTGGTATTGTGAAGATAAACCTGTACTTGATAGCATTAATAATGTTTATGAGTATGAATCAAACAGACATCATACTAAAAATGGTGAAAAAGAATCTATTAAAATATTGAAAGATATTGTAAGTAGAGCTAAAGTTGAAAGATATGATGTAGAAGTATTAATAGAATATAATAATTCTACTAAACTAAAAGGAATGTTCTTAGATTAAAGGAGAGAAAATTATGAAGAAAGTATTATTATTAATGTTAATTGTAGTTGTAGCTTTATCATCTATGACAGGTTGTGCAAGATTTGGAAATAAGATGGATAATCAAGGTGGTTTATTTGCTAAAAAAGGTGATTATGTAATTATTAATTCATCTGGTGGTATAATTCAAGATGTATGGAAAATTAAAGATACATTTGTAGACTCTGCTTCTGGTTCTGATGGATGGATATTTACTGATGCTAACGGTGATTCTGTTTCATTAGGTGGAGATGCTAAAGTTATTCGTGTTAAAAGTGCTTCTACATGGGATAAATATATTGAATATCATTACGAGTTTGAAACTAAAACTTATCAAGAAGTATTAAACGAAAAATAATATAACTAAGACTATACTATTAATTTAGTATAGTCTTTACTTTTTAGGAGGTATCATGAATAATCATGAATGTATTAATGAAATTAAAGAATTACTAACAAGTACTGAAGACAAGTTCTCAAGTATAGTTAAAGCTAATAAGATTAATGTTGATAAAGAACTCATAGCTGCCAAAGAAAACATTTACAAATACTTTAAAAGTATACAAGCCTTACTTACAGAAGATTTCTTCTTATGGGTAAAATGGGTTGACCCACATCCTACAAGTTCTTTTAATGATAAGAAGTATGAAATACACTTAAGAGCATTTGTTGAAAGAGGTGGTCACATAACTTTCCATGATACCCAAAGAAGTAATTATGAAGCATATATGCCTTTAACTGCTCATGTTTCACCAACTACTAAAACAGGTTATGGAGATAACCTTTATAAAAATCTTGATAACAAGGCAATAATTTATATTGTTAATAATTTTGATAAGATAAAAATACTTATCGAGAATGAAATTAAAAAAGAGTACACTAAAAGACAAGATAGAGTTAATAATAGTGCTATTAAATATAGTAGAGAACTTCAAAACTTGATTAACTTTAATGCAGAATAAAATATAAAGAAGATAATCAATTAAGATTATCTTCTTTTTTTTTTAGTATACAAATATCTTTCTACGCTTAGAACTTTTAAAGAAATTTTCTCTCCAACGAGAAATCAATTCTTTACGGTCTTCTTCAGCACTATCTAATTTCTCCATAAACATTTCTATGCTCCCAAATGTTGTATTTATGTTTTGATATCTGTGTCTGATTGGATACAGAGCCATTCTAACATCATATAAACATAAATCTAAGAATTCATCTCTAAGTGCTACAGGTATAGTCATCATATGATTAGGATGAACACACTTCAATTCAACAAAGAAGTCTGCATACCAACTACTCTTAGGAAATATTTCTATCATATTAGGTGCATGGAATTCAAATGTAGTAGGTTGATAGTACATTGATGCCATATCTGCTTCAATCTGTCTTGTAACAGGGTCTCCAGATAATAAACCAGCAATGTGACTACCACTTACATTATAAGCATTATTGGTAAGTAACTTAGACACACCTATTATTTCAAGGTTAGTCTTAAGATAATATCTACCTGCTCTGTTTTTAACTTCACATTCTTTATACTTTACAGTATGTTCACAAAAATAAGGATAATATATACTGAAGGTAGGTAAGCTCTTTTCAAATATGATATTCATTATATCATCTGCATCAAATTCTAAAATCTGATGAGTAGCACCAAGCATTAATTCTATATGTTTGAGTACTTTAGATGGATTTAAAGCCATACTTAGTTACCTCCTTTTTTTTAAAACATTCTAAGGATTACATCATCAATTTCATTTTTAACATAATCTTCAATATATACTTTAAGAATTTCACCATTTTGACGAATGTTAAGCGTTTGTCTACTTTCATCAAGAGTAATTATTGCATGTTTATCAATTTCAAATTGACCTACAAGTTGCTTAACATTAGCACTTTCTTCCATAATATAGTCTTTAATTTGACTCTCAAGTACAGGTGTAATAACACCTTCAGTTAATACTCTTTCATCATAACCTTCTGGAAGTAACATACCCATAGTTGATTCTTGAAGTACATTTTGCATGTATGCAATTTTATGAGATGGATGTATAACCCAGTCATAAGTTAATACATGAAGTGGAGCTTTAATACGAAGAATATCACCTTTCTTCTCAGAAATCGGACCCATCCCTCTCATACTAAATGCTACTTCACTACCTTGACGAATTAAACCTTGCATATCTTTTCCTGCAGAAGTCTTAGCACATTCAACAGTACCTTTAAGTATATTCTTATCAAAGCTAATTTCCGATATTATATGAGAAATCTTACTTTGGTCTATATACAACTGTCTATCTAGGTCTGGCTTAAGTGGGTGACCAGCTTCACCATACCATGATTTAGTTTTAAGTCTTTCTTTTACATAATCAGAATCCATTGCAGCTTTCAATACAGACGTTGGATATATTCTTTTATTTCGATTAGGTACATCACCTTCTTGAAGTATAGTTTCTATAATAGTCGTATCACTTTTACTATCTGAAATGATAGTTGGTTTAGCTGTAACAGTAGACTCAGTGATTAGGTAAGCTTTTACATTATTTTTATTCATAGTCATCTTCCTTTCACTTTAATAATTTAATAAAATGTTAGATTATTTTAACATTTTATTAAATACTTTATAGAAAGGATGTATAAAATGGTAGAAGATAAATTCTCAGCTAAACAAATCCTTCTTAGTCAAAATACTATGATGTTAGGTGAAGCTGAAAAAACAGACGGTAAAGCTAAAGCTGAAAGAACGTCTAAAGCAAACTTTAAGAAATTTAAGGATATGGTATCATCATTAAAGAAAGAACCTAATGCTGACAAATTACTTAAAGAAAAGAGTTCTATACTTGAACTAACAAAATTAACTATAGTTACTGCTGGAGCAGCTTTAACAGGTGCATGGGCAGCTTGGATTGGATTTTTAGTATTTAGATTTCTTAAAACTGAAGTTAATGACTTACAGAGAAAGAAACTTAAAGATAATCTTGAAGACCAACTTAAAGTAGTTGATGAAGAACTTGAAGATGCTAAAAAAGAAGGTAACAAGGAACAAAAACTTAAGTTAGTTAAAATGAAATCCACTCTTGAAAGAAACATTAAAAAGCTTGAAGAGCGTGGTGTTTAGAGAGGAGGATTACTATGATTGACGGAACGTTCGATTTTGATGATGATGATTTTCTATTATTTAGTGAAGCTGAAGGTGATGAGGAAGAAGTAGTTGAAGAGCCTACTGAAGAGCCTGAACCTGAAGAAGAAACAGATGGAGAAGAAACTGAAGAACAAATTGATAATTCAGAAGAAGACGTTACTGGTGGTGAAGAAGAACCTACTGATGACGATTCTGGAGCTGATGAAACGGATGCTGATTCTACTGAAGAAGGTGACGAAGAAACTGAAGAGACCACTGATGAAGAAGAAGAAACCGTTGAAAGTAATGACGATGAAAACACTAAAAAATATAAGATATTACAAGATTATAAAGATTTATTAGAAATTACTAAGGAATCTAAAATCAGTATATCTCATATTAATGTGGAAGTTTCAGATACAGCAGAAAAGACTTATGAAGTGTTAAATGCAACTTTAGATGAAACTATCAAAAAGTTAGAGTTTATCATGTATAATTCTTTTGAAACATTCGAGTATAAGAAATTACTTACGATATACTTATACTTAAAAACGAATGTTAAAGTTACTGCTGAGATTTTAGACAAAATCATCAAGTAGCAGAGAACAAAAAAATAATAAAGTAAATTGTGTAAACTAAATAACATTTTATTAAATCATATTGTTGGTGATTACACAAAACTAAAATTTTAAGTTAAAGGAGCGAAAATCATGATTGAATACAGAAATTCACAAAGACCTGAATCAACTGATGGATTTTCTACAATGCTAAGAGAAACTGAAGAGTTTTTCGCAGGACAAAGAATCCAAATGACTGGTGCTGGTTTTGAAGACATTATTTCAGAAGCACAATTATTCGAAGACTACAAGACTCGTTTATGCGAAGGTATGGACGCTAGTGAAGTTGAGCAAATGGAGCAAATCCTTGAGAACGCTAGACATCACATGTTAAGAGAGGCATCAGTATCAGGAGTACAACAAGTTGCTGGTTTATCTATGCCTACTATTAGAAAGATGTGGGCTAAATTAGCTTTACGTCACGCTGTTCCTACTGAACCAGTAAAGCAGCCAAGATTCTCTATTTCATATAGCAAAGCTTATATGATTGACCCAGATGGAACAAAGCACGAGTTACCAAAAGCTATTAATAAGCTTGACAATAACTTAGCTGAATTACCAAGATTAGATACTACACCTGTTGTATTAGCTGATATGGTAGATGGACCATTTGATTTACTTGCACCTGTATCTGCATCTGTTGCTTTAGGCGACTCTGTAGACAAAATCTTCAGATTATCTGCAGCTACTATGGCTGTTACATTAGCTGATGGTTCTACTGTTGAAGATGTTGCTGTTAAAGTTGACATCAAAGCTGATATCCATCAAAACCTTTACGGTATCGTTACTGGTACGGATTCTGAAGGTGCTGTTCATACTGACCAAATCTTTGGTAAAGTTGACTTCTCTAAAGGTCAATTAACTGTTGCTTGTCTTAAGCAAACTATTAAAGACGTTACTGTTGATGGTAGATTGACTCAAGAAATGAACAACAAAGGACAATCGATTTCATTCGATATTGAGACTAGAGACGTTACAATCGGAACTGGTTCTCACATTAATGCTCCACTTCCTATTGAATGGTTACAAGATACAATGGCTGTTTACAATATTGATGGTGCATTAGAAGTAGTAGACTTAATGTCAGCTACAATGGCTCAAAAGTTAGAGATTGAAATCTATAACTTCTTAGTAGAGTCAATTGAAAAGAACCAATCTACTTATAGATATGAATTCAACGTTAAGCCATCTGCTGGTTACGCTGGTTCACCTAAAGAGTGGAGAGAAGAGTTAAAGACTGTAATTGACCATATGGCAATTAAAATGAAGGTTGACACTAACTTCTCTGGTGGTAAATTCGTATTACTTGGAAACCCAATTGATATGCAATTAATTTCTAACGTTAACTGGACATTCTCTGGTGCAACTGATGAAAGAGCTGGAGTAGAAGTATCATTCAACATTGGTGCTTACAGTGGTTCAAATAGATATGAGACTGTAGCTTCTGATTTATTACCTATGGGTAAAATCGTTATGTTCTACATCCCATCTACAAACCGTCAAATGACTTACAAGTATTACCCATATACTTACAACGTGGAAAAAGGTTATAGAGACCCTAACTTCCCTAACGTTCCAAGTATCATGATGACTAAGAGACACACAATTGAAGAATTTACTCCATTAATCGGTGATATCACTATCTTCGGTAATGATGGTAAACTTCCTAACACTGCTGGATACTAGTCAAAAAAAAAATAAAGATAATCCCCTAAGCCTATTTGGTTTAGGGGATTTTTTATTAAATTGACATTATCATATTATACTCTAGTTTTTCATATTCATTTAGTATTTTATATATTATATCGTCATCTTCAAATTGAAATTCATTAACTCTAAGTTCATATTCCATGTATTTAGCTTTAAGAGATAGTTCTTTATTACCTAATAATTCCTTTAATTGTTTAGATTTAGCATAACTAGGAACATTATCACTTTCAATAACTATAGGTGATTCACCCATAATATCTTTAAACATATTGTACTTTATATAATTTCCTTCTAGTTCTCTAATACGTCTATGTTTAATAGCTAAATATCCAGCTTCAATTCTATCATATATAAATACTGAAGATGCTGATGTTACCATATTCACAGATAGTCTTCCATCATTAGTTTTTATCATTTATCTCTCCCTTTATCCATTTCATCCATTAATACAAATAAATCATATTCTTTAATAGTTAATATACGTCTAAGAATGCCATGTGATTCAGTGTATAGTTTATCTTTCCATTCTAATGAATATTCTAAGAATTTAGCTTTAACATCTGATGGTATAGCTAACCATTCTTTAAATTCAGTAGCATCTTTAAATCCACTTACATCATAAGAATATAAGAATAGAGGTGTATCTCCCATATCGCTTATTATTTCCATTTTACTAAAGTATTTACCTCTTAAATCATTATATCTTTCATGCTCAAGAACTATGTATTTTTCCTTATCATCATCAAAAACAATTATACAATCTGCATTAGATAGTATATCTTTATGAATATCAACATTAAGATATCTCATATTTTTACTTGACATTATATTCTCCTTTATAGTTAAGTATTATTATCAATGATATAATATATGTTTTATTAATCAAAAGAAACGTAAACAAAAAATTATATCGAAAGGGAGGAAATGTTATGATATTAAATGAAGCTATAGTTAAGAGTAAGAATATAGATAATATTGAAGAGTACTTTGATGAATTACAAGTTCATTACAGAAATGGAATGACTACAGATAAGGACTTAAAGAATATTTCTAAAGCATTGAAGAAAGAGTTTAATTTAGATGCTGAAGTATACATTGTTGAAAATACTAATAAATTCTTTGGTATGAGAGTTTATCCATCTAAGGAAGAAATTGAAAAGATGACCATTGTGGTTGTAGATAAAGAAAATGAAGGATTAGAGTTTGAATCATGTAAAGAAGTAGTTATTGAAATTGATAGTCAAATTATTAAGATGGCTACACCAAAAGAAATGACAGCTACATTACTTCACGAAGTTGGACATAAAGCTATAAGTCAAGAAGATTTAAAACATATTAAGTCTTTAGTTAAAGCACAATTACTTGTAATGGGTATAGTTCTTATTCCTGCTGCAATAGTTGGAGTTATGTTATTAATGATATCTTTAGTTATATTTGCAACTTTATCTAAACCAACTATGTTAATTTTAAATAATAAACGTGAAAGTGGAGCAGATAGTCTTTCCGTTAGATATGGTTATGGAGATTCACTCTATTCAATGTTAAATAAAATTCAAGATAAAGTAACTGAAGACCCAGATAAAAAGAAAAGATTAGTTAATTATTCTTTAGAAAGAAGTATCCATTTTGGTCATAGAAAGAATGAAATTAGAAAGACTTTAGAAGATGAACTTAAAAAGACAGATAGTCCTTATGAAAAGAAGTTTTTAGAAGAGCAATTAAAAAAAGTAAGACGTAAATAAAACTATAATAGGGTTAATACATAAAATTGTATTAACCCTATATATTTCTTTTTTTCTTAGAACATTTAATTAAATTATAAAGATTTGAGAGGAGGTCATGAAATGCCAGAAGCAGCACAAAAGGTAGTTCATACTATAGATATACGAACAAAGAATACTTCATTTATTAAAGTATATAAATTACTTAAAAAGATGGGTATAACTAATAATAAATTTTTCCTTAGATTATATGATAAGAAATTAGTTGGAGTTGACCCTTATAGTAAGAATTTAACTCAAGAGCAAAAAGCAAGAATAGTTCAAGAATGTATGATTAACCCTTGGTATTTTATAAGGGAAGTAGTTAGAGTTAAAACACCTAGAGGTAATATACCTTATGAATTAAATAGAGGTAACTTGGCACTTACATGGGGAATGATTAATAATTTAAATATTATAATGATGTTACCACGTCAGCATGGTAAGACTATTTCAACATTATGTATGTATGCATGGTTATTTTTATTTGGTGCAGAAAACTCAGAGATGTTATTCTTTAATAAGGAATTTAAATATTCTAAATTAAACCTAAAACGTCTAGGAGATATTATTAACATTATTCCAGATTATCTTAAATTACCAGATAGAAAGAATGATAAAGATAATGCAGAGGAATTATTCTATAGTGCAAGAGATAACTCTATTACAGCTATGGCATCTGCAACTAATCCTGAAGAAGCAGATAAGAAGGGTAGAGGTAGTACAACACCATTACAGTACTGGGATGAGAAAGCTTTCTTAAAGTATAACAAAATTATGAGAAGAGCATCTGCACCAGCAACAACTAAAGCTATGGAAGAAGCAGAAAAAGGTAGTAAACCATATGGTATTACCATCACTACTACACCAAATAACCTTGACCTTGAAGAAGGTGCTTACGTTAAATCAATGATTAATGATGCGTACATGTTTGACGAATTTATGTATGATTTAAAAAATAGAGATGAAATAGTTGAAAAGATAGAAAGTAACTCAAAAAACAGATTTATGTATATAGAGTTCAGCTATAAGCAGTTGGGTAGAGATGAAAAATGGTTCAAAAAACAATGTGCTGATTTAGATAATGACATGCTCACAATTAAGAGAGAGATTTTACTTGAATGGACGTTTGCTAGTGATAATTCAGTATATACTGAAGACCAGTTAGAAATTCTATCTAAGTATCATGTAGAACCTATTGGTAACTTACTACTTATGAAGTATTATGAAATTAAATTCTTAAAGGATATAGATTTCAATAAACCTTGGGTTATAGGAGTTGACCCTGCAGCTGGTCTATCACGAGATAGTTCATGTATAGAGATTACAGACCCTTATACATTTGAGATTGTAGGTGAATTTAAGAATAACACTATAGATACAAATGATTTCACAATGTTAGTTCATAATTTAATGACTCATTATTTCAAAAATTCATTATTAGTAATAGAGCGTAACTCTTATGGACAAAACATGCTTGACTTCTTAATGAAAACAAATATAGAAAAGAATCTATACTTTGAATATAAAGAAAAGAAAGGTGAAAAAGTAATTCAAGATGTTAGAGCTAATCAACATAAGAAGATGAAAAAGAAGGTTAAAGTATATGGAGTGTATACTACTGAAACTGTGAGAGGACAAATGTTAGATATTCTTACAGATACTATTAATCATACTCCAAGTGCTATAACAAGTAAGAATGTATTTAGTAATATTAAAACACTTGAAAGAAATAATAGAGGTAAGATTGAACATAGACGTGGGGAACATGATGATAATATGATGGCTTACTTATTAGCTAGATTTGTTTTAGCCTTTGGTGAGAATCTATCTAAATGGTTATCTTTAAACTCTAGTGAAACTATGGATGAACAGAAAGATAAAAAGAGACTTAAGTTTAATAACATTTCAGCAGCTAACAGACCTACTACACAGTTGTCTTTATCTCAAAAATTTATTAATGAAGAGCAAGTTAAAGCATCTAAAAAGTCAGCATCTCGTTCATCAATAGGAAGAATCCTAGCTATGAATGGTAAATAAACTAAGTGAATAGAGTTAATTCTCTATTCACTTTTATTTTTAAAATGTAACATCAACAGTTTTATAATAAAAATAGGAGGTATTAAGATGATTCATATTTATGTAGAGATTGAAGATAAGTTACAAACTGTTACTCTAGTAAAGAAAGATAAAGAAGTATTAGCTTCATTTAATTCTGAAACTGGCAGAGTTGATTTATCAGTACTTAAGCCTTATGTTGGTCAACAAGTAACTTTCCACAAAACTACTATAGAGACTGACTTAGCATATATTCATAGAATTGAAGAAGATATTGAAGGTAAAAGTAAAAATAAAGTTTATTTTGGTGCAAATCCACCACCATTTGACTTTGAAGAGTTTGTTGATTTTGTATCCAAAGGAGGAGATTGTAATGAGTAATATCAAACCACTAGGTAGTAATATGTTATTAAAGGTATGTAACACTGAAGTGAAGAAAGATGGAATAATTAAACCTAATAGTCATAATAATGTTGCACGTAATGTGTGTAAGGTAATAGAACTGGGTCAGTATTTAGATGAAAACGATTCAGAAGCTATTTTAGTTGGTGATATTGTAGCTATTCCAATTCAACCAAAGTCTTTAGTTCCAGTTAGTTTTGAAGGAGAAGACTACTTAATTATAAATGAAAATGAAGTAGTTGCAATATTAAGAAGAGGAGAGAATTATGTTTCTAACAAATAATGAGACACCTGTAGCTAAAAGTATTAGAGAAACAAATCAACATAAAGAAATGGTTAAAGGTTTCATGACACCAGTTATTGATGAATTAAGACTTAGAGCTGTTCATCATGATGATTCAAAATTAGTGAGTCCTGAACTAGAAATATTCGTAGAATATGGACCAAAGCTTAAGACATCTACATATGGTAGTGATGAGTATAAAGGTTTCTTAAAAGAAATGTCAGTGGCACTTGACCATCACTATGGAGAAAATCGTCATCATCCAGAGTTCTTTACTAATGGAATTAAAGGTATGACATTAATAGATTTATTGGAAATGATTTCGGATTGGATGGCTGCAGTTCTTAGACATGATAATGGAGACATATATAAATCTCTTGAACTAAATCAAGAACGTTTTGGTTACTCAGATGAATTAAAACAAATCCTTAAAAATACAGTAGCATACATTATGTACTTAAAAGGAGATGAAAATAATGGAAAATAGTAATGATTTTATCTATCCAACATTCAATGATAAAGCTGAAGTTATAGAGCAACTTTCAGACAAGATACTTATGCAAAATCTTGATGAGCAACTTTCAGCTGTAATGGTTCAAGGATTAAAGCCTGTGAATATTATAGATGTATTTAATGAAAGATTTAATATGATTAATGTTAAATACAGAGAATATGATGATATTCTAAATCAAGTATTAGATATGAAAATTAGTCTACATGAACGAGTTCTTTTAAAGTTAGAAGAACGTTTTGATTTCCAAAGTAATATAGAAGTTGATAAAATATTGAATGACGAGTTCTTTTTATATGTAGAAAATCTTTATGATTTCTTTGTAATTAATTATAAAGCTAAGTTGATAAGTCTATTAACTAATTACATATTTGATAATAGAAAACATCTATCAAAAGAATATAAAGCTGTAACTGATAAGAAAGATTTAGGTATTATTTCTCTTAAGAAAGTATTTAAAACTTTAGATGAAGTAGTTATTATTTACAATCTTGATGAAATTATTGATGGATTTATTAACACTGTCGAAGAGAATGAATACATTATTGAAATTATAGTTAATAATGATGAAATGGAAGCTAGTAACACAATTGTAAGTGAAATATTCTTAGAGGATTCTGTAATTGATGGATTCTTTGGTGAAGAATTTAAGAACAATTTCTTTAAACCATTAACTTTAGATGAATTTAGTTATGATTTAAATACAAGAATTAAAAATGAAGTAGTAAAATTACTACCAAAGAAAAACACTTAAGGAGATATACAATTATGAAGAAAAATGGTTTAGATAATGTAGCATCACAAGGTCTTAAAGATATTTCTAATGCTATGGATGTAATTAAGAAGAGTGCTAAAAATGTTGATGAGAAAGTAAATCAAGATATAGACGTTCTTGCTAAGGATTCAGAGTCTATTGGAAGTTTTATTGAAGAGCAGAAACAAGAAATAAATGATATGGTTAGTGAAGGGGTTCTTGCTTCTAAAGAGCAAAAAGATACTAACTTTATCAAGAAGACTGAAGAAATGATTAAAAAAGCTAGAGAAGAAGGAGATGAAACTACTGCTAAAAGTTTAGAAGATGCTATGTATGAAATAGTTAATAGTTATTCTTTACAAGTATTACATCAAAGATTCACTCCAGATTTAGTTAAAGAGCTTAAAAAGAATCCTAAGAAGTTACACAAATTACAAAAGACTGTTATGACTAAATTAGGTAATGCTAAAAGTTATACATTCCCTAATCCACAAATGTTATTAGTTGCAGTTAGAATGATTTTACCAGAAGATTACAAGAAACATTCAGGTTTATTTACTGCTCACTTATATTCATTTATAGTTTTATCACCATTAAAAGAAACAGCATTATTTACTCAAAAGGTTATTAGTAACATTTTCTTTGTTAAGAAGAGTGAAAGAACTGAATACAATAATAAGTTTATCAAGAACATGACAGATGTAATTGATTTCTTATTAAATTCAGAAACTGGAGTTTAATATGGCTGCAAAAGTAAGTTTAAATCAACTACCAAATTCTTTAGTTGTCTCAGGTAATAATCCTTTAGGTAACTTAACTATAAATACTGGTTCAAATGTTAGAAATGTTACAGTTATGGAGAATTTACTTCAATATTGGGATAAGGAAGATTTACTAGACTGTATAACTAATACAACGGATTATATTAATGCATATCAAATAGCTGAAGTAATTAATTACATTCCTAACTTAAAAGATTTAATTGATGAAGGAGAAGGTAGTTACTTGCTAAGAAGACTATATTTAGAAAAAGAACTTAAATGAGAATAAGGGATTAAATTCCCTTATTCTCTTAAACAATTTTATAAAAGGAGTTGATAATATTGAATTATAAGTTTTTTAAAAAAGTAAAAGACCAAGTAATCTTTGATGGAAGTTATATGGAAGTTTATATACCTAAGTTCTATTTTGAAGAAGGAATAGCAACTGTAATTGGTAATAAGATAGAAACTTTAGGAATATTTTTCTTTAAAGTATTTAATTCTAAAACATCTAAGACAGGTAACCAATACACGTTAAGTTTACCTATTGACATGTTAATATCATTTGCAGAAAGTTATGATGATAAATTAAAGCTTAAAGGTTCTACAGGTGAAGACAATTACACCATACTTCAATTAGAGAAGGGTGATGTATTTATGAACACCACTAATATAACACAATCTGTACAGAGTACAGATAGATTCGTAAAACTTCTTCATAGTGGTAAATTGCCAAACACAATACCTTATGAGGATGTATTGAAAATCTATCTAAATAACTTAGATATTAATAAAGTAAATTTAGGTGTACCTAATGTTGTACTTGAATTAATTATCGCAGAGTTATATCGTAGTAAAGATGGTATAGAAATACCATTTAGAAAGAAAATTGGTAAAGCTGGAAAAGTAGGTCAGTTAGATTATCAAACAACTAATTTGAAGAATCTAGCAAACATTAACTCTACATTTACTGCAATATCATTTGAAAACATGAATCAGTCTATCATTTCATCTGTTAATAAGAGTAGAAATGATATTCAAGAAAATATCTCTCCAGTAGAGAAAACAATCAAATATTAAAGGAGGAAACACAATGAATGAACAATTACTAAACATTTTTATCACAGTGCTAACTATTGTAATTCCAGCACTGGCAGTAGTAGGGGTTAGATACTTAAACTCTTATGTGGATAACAAACTAGGTGCAATTGATAGTGAAACTAACAATAACTATGCAGAACTTCAAAAGAAGTATTTAGACATGGGTAGAAATATGTTAGTTGATGTAATGAAAGCTATCGAACAAACATTAGTTTTGGAGTTGAAGAAAGCATCTTCTGATGGTAAATTAACTAAAGAAGATGGTATTAAAGTTAAAGATGAAGTAATTAAAGTATTTTTAGAAAATGTATCTCAAGATATCATAATTACTATTGAAGAATTGTACGGAGATGTTAATGGATTCTTAGACATTATTATTGAAGCTAAAGTGAGAGATGTATCTACAAACAAATAATTGTCATAGTTTTAGGAAGTACCCATAAATACTCCCTCAAAATTAGTTTATAAGTCTAACTATTGTATATATAGTTAGGCTTATAAATACAGTTTTTTTACACTATTAACGTAAACAACTAATTAAAATGTGAAAACTTAGTTATTTAATACAGTCTTGGACAAGATTTGTATTTATAACAATATCAAAAATTAAGAAAAGGAGAGAAAGCATATGGCAGAATTTTTACATCCAAGCGTCAGTTCAAAGATTACAGACAATTCTGTAGTATACGTTACTGCACAGGGCGTTACTCAATTGTTTGCAGCCTTTACTTCTGATATTGGACCAGACAATAAAATCAACATGATTACTTCAGCATCTGAATTTGAATTCCATTATGGAAAACCAAACATGAAAAATCATGGTCAAGCTGGTTACAACATCATGAACTGGTTACAGTCAAATGGTGGTTTATACGCTCTTAGAGTTATGCCTGAGAACGCTGGTTATGCTCATGCTATCGTTAACGTTCAAGCTAAAGCTGGAACAAAGCAAGTTAAGAACTTAGACGGTGGTTTAGTTGATTACCCTAACGTAGAAGTAAGACCTGTTCTTATCTACACAGGAGTTAACAACACATCAGAGGAAGCTCTTAAGACAGAATTGTCTAGAAGAGATAGACCTCAAACAATTGATGGTTTCGAAAGTTATCCATTATTCGCAGTATATCCAAAAGGAAGAGGTAAAGGTTACAACAACTTAGGATTTAGATTAACATTATCTGATTCATTTGATGATACTTTTGACTTCCGTGTATACAATTTAGAAGTAACAAAGACTACTCAAGCAGGTGCTACTGAAATCATAGAAGGTCCATTTAGTGTATCTTTAGACCCAGAAGCTCAAGCTTTAAGTGGTGAATCAATGCATATTTCTTATGTAATTGAAAAATATTCTGAATATTTCAGCGTTCTGTTTAATGAAACAGCTTATGATGAATTAGGAGAATTAATTAATCCTCATGTAAATCCTGGTGTTTTAGACTTTATTTCATTAAAGACTAGAGAATTAAACTCAGGTACAGAAACATACTTCGATAGCTCTTTAAGTAGAGAAATTGATATCCATGCATCTGCTCACAAATACGTAAATGGCGAACCTTCTGGTGAAGTTAATATGGTAGATGTGGATAGTGCAATTGAACAAGCCATCGTTAACATTGATGATGCAGCAAGATTATCTATACACAATATAGCTATGAATTCTGTAAGCACAATGAGAATGGTATTAAGTAAAGTTAAGAAGGGTGACTATGGTACTGTTGTAAATGCTATCGTAGACAGTTCTACTGGTACTTTATCAGTTGTTTCTAATGAATTAATTGCATTAAAAACTTCTTATGATAGTTCTAAAGCAGCGTACGCTATTGATGCTACGAATGACAACTTAAATGCACTTGATAGTGGTATTAAGTTAATTGTTGCTAAAGTTAAAGAAATGTTAAATATTCTTTATAATTCTTTAGATACTGCTCTTGCTGTTACTACTTCACCTGCTATGTTAGACTTATTAGTTGACATTCAAAAGGTTGAAGCTGCTCTTTACGCTTACCAAATCAAGCAAATTAAATCAGCTAGTCATTTATCAAAATTAATTGATGCTGGTAGTGAGTTAGAATTGGTTTCTGTAGAGAACGATATTCAAGCTAAATTAGCTCAAGTTTATACTTCAATTCTAACTACATTAGAAGCAACAGTGTTTGTTACTACTGTAGCAAGTGAAGATGAAGTACAAGCAGATGCAGCTATATTAGAACTTAATACATTAGTTGAAAACGCTACTGCTTATTACAACAATGCTACAAATTTATATTCTGTAGCTGATGACATTGATGCTGATACATTATTAGCTGTTAATACTGCTAAGACAATGTTAGCTAAAGCTCAAGATGTTATTGAAGTTGTTATGATTGAAGTTGGTGTTGAGACTGTAGAAACACAATATAGTGACATTACAGATTATGAAGTTTCTGTAGTAACTGCTCTTAATGATGCTGCTACTCTTGTTGCTGGATTAACTACTGATGAAGCTAAATTAGCTCAATATGAAGTTATTGAAGGTAATATTGATACTGCTGGTTATAACGAGATTGTTACAAAAGAAATGACGTTTGACTATAAATTACACAACTATAACTCATTTGTACCTATGATGAAAGGTGATGATGGTGATTTAGAAATCTCTAATCCTACTTTAAGAGAAGAGACTATGACTAGATTACTTGTTGAAGCTTTCACAGGTCAATTAGATAATGACTTAGTTAATAAGAAATTATTCCCTATTGATTTAGTACTAGATGCAGCTTATCCTGTTGCAGTTAAGGATGCAATAGTACAGTTATGTACTACAATTAGAACAGACTTCATGGGAATGGTAGATACTTTGTATCCTGCTACTCCACAACAAGCGATTGACTTTAAGAAGTCATTAGCTATTAACAACTTTAGAGTTGCTCTTTACACTCAAGATTTCATCATTCATGATTCTTTATACACTGGTAGAGATATTAAGGTTACACCTACTTACTTCTTAGCTAGCAAGATTCCTGCTCATGATGAACAATTCGGTATCCATTATCCACTAGCTGGAAACAAATATGGTAACGTTGGACAATTTGAGACAATGAGCTTCAATCCAAATGATGTTTGGAAAGAAGAGTTGTATAAGAATCAAGTAAACTATATCGAAGCTGATAATAGAAGAACTAGATTCGGTACGCAACTTACTACTCAATCTGTTGTATCTGCTCTTTCTAATGTTAACAATGTTCGTGCATTGCTTAGAATTCAAAGAGATGTAGAGAACATGATGGAAGACTTCCAATTCGAGTGGAATGATAGTGCTACTTGGAACTTGGCTCAATATAACCTTAACGGTTACTTAGCTAAGTGGAAATCAAACAGAGCTTGTGAGTCAATCAAAGGTACTGTTTATGCTTCTGAGTATGATAGACAAAATAAGATTCTTCGTGTTAAGGTAGAGATGGTATTCAACTCTATTATCGAGAGAGTACTTATCAGTCTAGTTGTTAACAAATAATTAGATAATATCTCGGTGGGTAGTTAAATCTGCCCACCATAATTTTAATAGAAAGGAAGATGAATCAGTATGATTAAACCAAGTACGCAAATTAACGTTTTTAAAACTGATATAGCAGCTAATAAGAACTTCTTTACAGGTTCTTTAGACTTGCAAACACTTGATTTTGACCCATTAGTAACTGGTTATGCTTTTATTAAGTGGGTAACACTTCCATCATGGGTGACTAAGGTTTATCCTCAGTTCGCTGCTTTGACAGAGAAAAACTTCAAAGAGTTTGGTGGATTAAGTGATATCGAACTTCAAACATTCGGAGTTACACATGGCTTTAATGCTAATGAATTCCATGTTGCTGGTGGTATCCAAAAACAAAACACTGAGTTTACTCTTAAACATCAAGAGTTCAGTGGTTCTCCAATGAAGAACATGTATCAATATTGGATTAGTGGAATTAGAGACCCAGAAACGGGTATCGCTACTTATCCTAAGATTCATGGAATGGATTATGCTACTGCTAACCATACAGGTGAATTGATTTATATCGTTACTCGTCCAGACGCTAATAACGTTGACAAGAACAATATTGAATTCGCTGCGTATTACACTGCAGTTATGCCTAAAGCTATTAGACTTAGTCATTTCAACCATACAATTGGTACACATGACCAAGTAGAATATGACCAATCATTCTCAGGAGATTTCCATATGTCAGCTAAGGTTGACGAGTTTGCTAAGAAAGTTCTTAAGGAAAGAGTTCAATTCGGCTTTGCTGAAATGGGCGAATTCGACCCTGTCAATGTTGTTGAAGTTGGTGGCTTAGACCACGGATATGACGACTCTGCTAGTGTTGGTTCTTACGAAGTAGACAAATCTGGACAATCAAGACCAGAATAATTAATAAAGAAGAGACTATAACCGTAAAGGTTATAGTCTTTATTTTTTTTAATATCCATCATCTTCTTTACTAGCAGTTAACTTAATTTCAGTTTCATCTACTTTGGCTGCATTATTCATAGCTTCATATTTATTCCAAGCAATAGATGGAACTAATGATTTAGCTACACTTCTCTTAAGATTATCTCTTAATATTTCTGCATCCTCTGTACTTTCACCAATTATAGTGTTAACTACAAACTCAATAATATCAGAACTATTGTTAATTTGTTCTGCCATATTGGTCATGTTCAATGAAGATGGTGGTGGGAACTCAGCTCTAATCTTATCAATTTGAATAGTAAGATTTTTAATTTTATTATCAACAGCTTCATTAACCAGATTATCTTCTTCTTTAACTTCTACTTTTTTATCTACATTAGTCTTATTAGGAATATTTTCTCCATATTCATTAACATATAGTTTTTGAATTAATTCAGAGAATCCATCACCAAAGATTTTTTGTAGAACAATAATACGTCTAACAAACTTACCATTCTGCATAGCAAGAGAACGTACAAACTCAGCATCTGAATATGATAAGAAATCTGGTGGAATACCTAATCCAGAAATCATAGTCTTAAGTAAATACTCAAGGAATTCATTATCCATATCTACATCCATTCCTGGAATTGTATCAATTTCTACTGGTTTATTACCATCCACTACAGGAATATACATATCATGGAATGTACCTACACTAGACATTATTGTTGTTATGTCTTTCATAGAATTCATGGTAATATCCTTAGTTTTTATATCTCTTACAAAACCTTGGATTGCAGCTTCTGTATCTTGGTCAACATCTGTCTCAATGTAAAAAGCACGTTTCTCTGGAGACCTAACAAGTTTTTGCATTAGAGTACTTGTTAATACTGCTAAATAAATCTTAGCAGTGAATAAAATAGACTTATAGATTGAACTACCATAATCTCCTGTTTCATCATCACCTTTAAAGTGTACAACTTCATTTGGAGCAAGGTATGTAATCTTAACCTTCTTATCAGTAATGTAATCTTGCTTCAATAACGCATAAATAACATTCTTAAAGTCTTTATTCTTAGCAATGAATTTCTTATCAATCTTCTTAGCTAAATTCTTAACAAAGATATCAGTAATTAATTTATGTTTAAGATTAGCCTCATTAGCATCTGTACCTTTACTTAAGTTAGTAAATGCACCTTGCTTAGAAAGTCTCTTACCAAAATCTTTATCATCAATCTTTTCAATATAGTAATATCCATATACCATATCATCCATTACAAGTTTAATAACTCTATCCGATTCAAGAATTTTAACTACAGAACCATTAATTGTTACATCATCAGTCTCTTTAGCCTTTTTATTACCTCTTTGAGCTAATCTATCATTCTCACGTTTAAAGTCTTGCATTGCAATATAATTATTTTCAAGTAAAGTAGAACTATCCATTTCTATTTCAACATTTGAGTTAATAGTTTCAGATAAGTTTTGCTTCCATTGCTCTGTTAATTTCTTAAATTTTTGTTTAGATTCATTGTAAGATGTCACATCTTCTGGTGTTGCACTTTCATTTAATGTTGATGCTGGTTTAAGTACTTCATTTCCAGCAAACAATTTCTCAAGTATAGAAACCTCACCTGATTCAAGTACAACTTTTTCTACAGATAAGTCATAAGACTTATTATCTTTTAATGAACCATCTTCAGTCATAAATAAATCTTTAGCTTCAGTGTTATTTGATTCAGTTAACATTGAGTTCAATTCTTTTTCCATTTTTAAAACAGCTACAAATTGGTCTCCAAGTTTTAGAGAATTCTTAATAATCTTTTTAGACTTACTTTCTATTTTATAAATATCAAGTATGTTGTTTATTTTATTAATTACTTCTAAATTTTGAGTTTCCTCCATGTTACTGTCAGAAATATTTTTACTATCATATGAAACATTGAAAACATTCTTTGTAAAATCATCTGGTGACATAACATTATCAACATAAGTATCTAACGCTTGTGCCATTTGTGGAATGTTATCATAAAGTAATTCATAGTTTTGATATAAGTTAATTCTTTCACCTTCAGCAAAGAAAATGTCATTAATTAAACCATTCTGAGGATTTTCAACTAGAGAATTAATATCTATTCTCTTACCAACCTCACCTGGTTTATTATCTTTAGCTTTGTTTCTTTCGACTTCATTAGTAACTGCACTAAAGAATTCAATAATATCACTACCAGTATTTTGTTTATACTGACTATTTACTTTATTTATAGTGTTCTTAATAAGTTCAATATCTCCGTTATTTTCTTTATGGAAATCTTCATCTGTTCCAAAAATCATACTAGTTGTTAACTTTCCAATTTTTGAAAGAACATCTAAAGAGCTACTAATACCTCTTGAGCCTTTATTAGAACGTTTTTTCGAATCGTTATTAGCCAATTTTATTCCTCCTTTCGATTATTTATATGTTCCTAAATGATAAATTAATTTAATAGTCATAAACTATTTTAAATATATATTATATGTTTGACTAAATTTAAACTATAAAAAGGAGTGTACTAAATGAATAATGAAATAATGAATAAAGTTCTTTTATTTGTTAAAAATGATTTAGGTCTTGATGAAGCTGAATGGACTGAAGTTATGAAAGAACATAAATTAATTATGAAGGATTTTAAAAATGGTCATGATGTAGTTATAACTCTAAGAAACCTTAGACTTGATATAAAAGTTTATAGAAATAGAAACACTACAGTTCATGGTTCATTTGGTGGGAGGATTCTTACTCACAAAGCACATATAGATAAATGTGATGCTAGTACAATTTATGATATATTGCGAGAGAAGTTTTTAAGATTAACTATGTCATTAATTTAAGGAGGACAAATAATGCTAGCTACAACTCATAAAAGAATGATGGAGATAAGAAATATAGTATTCAATATAATAAATAATGAATTAGCTTATGAAGTTATTAAAGTTGATAATCTTTATTCTCAAGGAAGATTCTTTTTAAGATATAAAAACTCTGAAAAGAAGGAATCCTTCTTATCTTTAAAATTTATAAATCATAATAGATTTATATTATCTTTTTCAGATTGTAATTCAAAGACAGGATATACAGATATTATTGACTTGAGAGGTAAAAAAGAATTAATACTTGAAGAAGGAGATGATGTTAAAAATAGTTTACTTGCAATACTAATGGAAGGATTAATGGGAGGATTATTATAATGTATAATAACAAAGAAATTTTTAGAGGTATAACTACAACTATAGTAGATATACTTACTGAAATGGGTGTGTTTAATATTGTATTTAATGATGATATAGATGAAGGTGAAATACAATTCCATACTAAAACTGAAACTATAGATATTGACCATATTGATGAAGTTATTAGGATAACATCAACACGAAGAGTTGTTAATGTTTATCCAGATATATGGAAGGATAGTTCTAATAAACTTCCAAAAATAAACGATATGTTAATATTGGATGATGGAACTGATGTTAAAACTCAAATACGTGCAGCTTTACTTCCCTTCTTACTAGAAGATAGATTTGAACCTGAGATACAAGTATTAGATAATCACAATAAGAACGATATACTTACTGCAATATTTTTAAAGCATAAAAAAGAAGGAAGATTAGACCAAAGTGAAACCACAAATAAAGCAATAAGTAATGTTAAAACTATAAAGACTGCACATTCGTATCATAAAAGAAAGGAGTATATTCTATGATGATGAAGCAAGAAATATGTAACTATATAGAAGAAATATGTAAAGATAATGGAGTATACTCAGAAAGAAACGGTGAAGAGATAATTATAGGAATAATACCACCAATGTTTTCTGATGGAATAATTCATTTTAAATTTATAATATCTTTTAAAAGAGTTATGGGTGGTAAGGTTGAAATGATATTTTATAGACTCAAAGGTATGTCTAGTTTGATATTCTTAAGTAAAAACAATAGTGGTTTTAAACCATCTGATAGAGAAATGTTTAGAAGGCATGCTATAAAGAATGATACTGATGATAGACAAAAACATGAAATGAGAGGATTTATGATGGATATATTTATGGAAATGTAGGAGGTATTTTGAACATTACACTTAAAGATATAAATGATTGTAAGACTCCACAAGATGCTATACAAATAGTTTATGAATTATATATGAAATATTTTGTAGAAAGAATGTTTGATTGGTGGGATGATTATGGTTATAGTATTGAAGCTAAATACTTAGAAACTAAATTAGAGCATGATGACTCACTTACGTTAATATGTCTAGTTCAATCAATAGGAGATAATAAACTTAACGTTCTAATATTTCCAATAGGAAATATTGCAACTAAACGAGTGATAAAAGATATAACTTCTCTTACACAAAAACAAATGGAAGCAGAATTTAAGAGAGTAGCTATGGAATTTGAATTTGAAGATTTAAGTTACTAATTAACAGTAAATTGAGAGACAATAAAGGAGGGTAAAATATGGATAGACACCAACTAATCAAGACTACATATTTTCGTCAAAAGTATGGTAGCGACAAATTTGATGACAAGCTAGTTATGATAATGAAGAACGAAGAGACTGGTGAGAAATTTCATGAAGTAGTTGATGACCCAGAGATAACGTTTTATGTAAACAAACAAGGTGAAGAACTAGATACACCTGTTACATTCATAGAACCAAGTTCTGTTGGAGAAATTACATGTGATTACAGAGACTTATTAAAAACAATGGCGATTGAATTAGATGAAGAAGCATTCTATTATGATTGTCTAAAAAGTGGTAAGGCTCATTACGCTAGAAAGTTACACCTTAATCCAAATGTACACGCATCTGATATGGATATTCAAGATATCTATATAGCAAAACACTTTGATAAGTATCCAATGGACAAAAGTAATAACCTTATAACTAAAGGATTCTTTGATATCGAGGTTGACGGTAAAGATAATGAAGGTTTCCCAGATGAACATGTTGCACCATGTGAAGTTAATGCAATTACTTTCTTTGATGCACAGACAATGACTCTATATGGACTATTCTTGAGAAATGAAGAAAATCCTCTTATTGAAGAGTTTGAAGCTGACATCAAAGCTTTTAAGAAAGAAATTAAAGCTAAATATGCTGACAATTATGATTTAGATATTAAAGTTAAACTTAAGATGTATGATGAAGAAATTGATTTAATAGTTGACTTCTTTACATTAATCAATGAACTTAAATTAGATTATGTAATGGCTTGGAACATGAAATTCGATATTCTTACACTATATAACCGTATTATTAAATTAGGTTATGATGTTGAAGATATTATGTGTTCTAGTGAAATTCCTTATCAACAAGCATATTACTATGAAGATAATAGACATCAAGATTTTGCTGATAAGACTGATTACTTTGAATGCTCAAACTATACTGTCTTTAAAGACCAATTACTTCTTTATGCTAACTTAAGAAAAATATTTGGTAAAAAAGAGTCGTATGCTTTAGATGCTATATGTGAAGAAGAAATTGATGAGCGTAAAGTTTCTATTGACCCAGATAATGAAGGTGCTACAATCAAAAACTTCCCTTGGAAGAATTATAGAAGATTCGTTGAATACTCAATTCACGATACAATCTTACTTTACATTCTTGAGGAAAAGAATCAAGATTTAGAAATGCTTAATATGATAGCATCAATGACACAAACAAGAGTTAATCATACTCTTAAGAAGACAGTATGTCTTAAGAACTTAGCATCTAAGTTTATAGCAGACCAAGGGTTTATCATGTCAAATAACCGTAATCAAACTTATGGTGGAGACAGACCTAAATCAGAGAAATTCCGTGGAGCGTTTGTAGCTAATCCATTACTTAATGCAGCTATGGGTAAATTGATTAATGGTTTACGTAGTAGATTTATACATGAAAATGTTATTGACTTCGATTTATCGTCTCTGTACCCTAGTATTATCCTAGCATTCAATATTGATGTTAGTACACAATTAGGTAAATTAATATTACTATTTGCTGAGAAGATTCCTAGTCCAGCAGCTCTTGTATTATTCCTAGAAAAGAATAATATATTTGATTATGATGAAAAGAGTATTGTCTCCCTAGATGCACTGATTGATTTAATGTTTAATCACAGTGATGTTTATGTAGAAGCACTAAAGAAAAAATTAATACCAGAGGATGAAGGCTATAAGTTTATAGATACATTTGTAAGCCATGACTGGATTCAAATCGGAAGATTATGGTTTGGTTTACCAAGTGTAGAAGAATTTATGCAACTAATAGAAGCTGAGATGGAAGAATAGATTAATTTCTATTCTTCTCTTTTCTTTTAGGAGAATATTATGATTAAATTGCAAGAACCAATATTTAAAGAATATGACATGCTATCTCATGAAGAAATAATTGAAATGAAATATTCTGAAGTTAGGTCATCATTATATGTATTTTTAATATCTAAATGTCAAGACTCTATGAAGTCTATTGAATCTGTTAGAACTGGTGGAAATGCTGACTTAATGTTTATAAGTATAGAAATGAATGGAGTAGATGATATTAAGCGACAAGTTAAAGATTTCATGAATAAAGATAAGTATGAGTGGGAAAAAATATATAAATCTATATTTATGGATGTGGAACTTTCAGGTATAGGAGGTATACTTTGATGAATGTAATACCTATATGGAAATTTAGATTAAGGTATAAAGACTATAAGAACACTAAATATGTAAAGAACCTTATAAGTGATATTTTAAAAGGTTTTGAGTCTGAAATACAATATACTGACCCACATGTTAAAATTGTTGATAGTTGTGGATACATCTATTTTTCAATTAATAAGGTTAGAACTGCAACTTTAACTATTAGTCACAATATATCTTTCCATGTAGATTTAAGAGATAAAAATGATGAGAAACTAAATAATATGATACGAGCTGAAGTGATGGAGTATTTGATTTAAAGGAGGTTAATATGGAATTAGATATAATTCAAGATATATGTAAAATGATTAATGATATTAATCAAGATTACAAAGCTATTGCAAATGGTGATGAATATTACTTTATAATTAATGGAGTAATTCATAGAACTGCAAGAGCTCAGCACACACCTATAATTGTGGGTGAATTAATTGAAAGTAAGAAGACACATAATTTAATTAAGTTCTTAGAAAATAAGAACATTAGAATTGATGCTGTTAAATTCTTCCAATTCTATAAAGAAAACAAGAAGTTAATTACAAATATTGAATGTGACGAAAAGTTCTTTAGAATAACAACAGAAATTCCTGGAGTTATTTATGAAACTGAGTTCTGTCCAAAATTATTTAGACTAAAGTCTTTATATGAAGATAATCATATAGAAGATTTAAATACTAAAGAACCAATGGTTTCAGCATACTATTATAAAGATGAATTTGACCAACTTAAAGCATTAAGAGATTATGGTGTAATGTTCATAAATATAGATAGTGAAACAGTTACAATGGGAAAACCTGTAGATGAAAGTCATCTTATGATAAAAATTAATCATAAATATCTTATGAAGCATGCAGCTTCATCTATATGTCAAGTAGAAGTTTATGAAACTGAAGATGAGTCATTATTTGATGTTGTAATTATTAACACTATGAAAGATAAGTATGTTACAAAGCAATACTTAAAGGTGGTGGATTACTAATGGACATAACTAAATGGGATAAAAAGTTTATGGAAATTGCCTTAAGTATGGCTGAAATGAGTCATTGTGCAGCTAAGAAGGTATGTTGTTTATTAGTTAGAGATGGACAAATTATTTCATCTGGAATTAACGGAACTCATAGTGGACAACCTAACTGTGATGATAAGTTTGTTAAGAACTCAGGTATTTGGAGTACAAAGATTGATGATTTATGGTTCGTTTGTAGTCATTCAGAAGAACATCATGACTGGTCTTTAGACAATGAAATACATGCTGAACAGAATGCTATAGCTAAAGCTGCTAAAAATGGTATATCTACTGAAGGTGCTACAGCTTATGTAACACTAAGTCCTTGTAATTCATGTGCAAAATTACTTATATCTGCAGGTATTAAACGTGTGGTATTTAGTGATGTTTATGATGATGCACCAGAAGCATTTAAACTTTTAGAGAAATGTGGAATAGAAACAATAATATTGTAACAGGATAAAGTAAATGTCTCAATGAGGTATTTACTTTATTTTTTGGAACATATAAAAATCTTTATTTAATAATATAAAAATAAGAACTAATTATTAAATAAAGGAAGGTGGTTTATATGAGTGAAGAATTAAAAAATGCATTAGATTTTTCCGATACATTTGATGCTGAGATAAGTTTATTAGATGAAGAAATGGCTAATATAGATGGTTTATATGATGAAGTTAAAACACACTTTGATAGTATTAAAGGTTCTAATAACCGTGGAGTATTAGGATTTATAGAGAAACAAACAGGTAATTTAGTTTCAATAAAGACTACTAAAATAAGTTTAATAAAAGAAAAGATAAATATCAAGAAAACTAAAGCTGACTTTGAATTTAAGAAAGCCAATCTTAATAAAGGTTCTAGTTCATTAAGTGAAGGTCTTACTAAACAATTATTTGATATGATATCTGAAAATCAAGGAAATGTTAAACCCAGTGATACAACATCTTATGTAGAGTCTGATGATGATATAGATTCTCAGTTAGACCAAATATTTGATGAACATGTAGAGTCAGGTGATATTAGTTCAACTGAAATTACAAGTATAATGAAAAATGAGGGTATGGGTAATATTAATGATGAACAAGAAATTAGTGATGAAAATTATGAAGTAGTTGCTGATATGGAAGGAAACTTCTATGCATTAGCTGAAGATGATGGAGAGCTTTCTATTGTAGAAGGTGTTGATTTATCAAGTCTATCAGTAATCAATATTTTTGAAGATAATGAAGTAACATATGCTGAAGCTAGTGATGGTAATATCTATGAAGTAGTTGAATTTGAATAATTGGAGAATTGTATGGAAAAATGTCCACATCCAGATTGTGATTATATAGCTGAATACTATATCACTAAGCACCACTGTAGAATTGAACATGGTATGACTAAAGAAGAACTTATAAGCAAATATGGAAAACCTAAGGTTATTCCTGGAAGTCAATATAGTATTATAAGAAGGACTTAAGTACTGTGTAATGTAGAGAGATAACATTATGGTTATCTTCTTACTTAATATAAACCCCATAACCTAGAGAAGGTTATGGGGTTATAAATTGAGACAATTGTTTCATAAAAATGGATGACGACAATTTTATAGATTTGTTAAAATTTAAACAAAAAAAAAAGACTATATGATATTAATCATATAGTCTAATATTTTTATGCTACATATTCATCATCAATATCAAATATGATATTTTTACTAACCATGAACTCTAAATCATCTTTATCAATGTCATTATTCTTTAGAAGTATCAATCCAGCTGGATATGCATCAAATTCATTATTATGTGATATAATGAATATTTGCTCTAAACCTAACTCTTCAATCTGCTCTTCAATCATATCAATAAAACAACGTCTATTACTTGTATCAAGTGGTCCATCAATCTCATCAAGATATAATATATTATATGAGGTTAATGATTGTTGAATCATTGCCATAGATAATGACATAGTGGTAAGAGCTATCTCACCTTGGGATGCTATACTTATATCTGATAGCACATCTCCAGATTCTTTCTTAACTTTTATAAAGAAATCCTTAGATGTAAGTTCAAACTTTATTCTAAATCTACCATTATGAGCCATATCTAAAAGCTTATTAGCAATCTTCTCAGTCTCTTTCAAATAGTTACCAATGAAATGTAATGGTATTCCCTTAGTAGGGTCTAAAACTTTTTTAAGAGTTTCTAGATATCCAAAGTTCTCCTGTAACGCTGCTTTTCTTTTTTCATACTCATGTAAATTACTAATATCAAGATTGACCTTTTTAAGCTGTTTATCCAAAGGTTTAACTTCAAGTTCAATAGCTTGATACTCCATTTTATGATTTCTAGCTTCAGTATAAAGAATCATTAACTTATTTAAAAGTTTATCCATATCTTCATATTTCTGTTTGAACTCATCCATAGTTGATTGTGCTTCATTTTCTTTATCGAAAAGAGTTTTCAAGTCATCCATAATAGTTAATTGGAATTGTTTCTTCTCAATATTCTTTTTAACTTTTGTCTTTCTTTCAACGATTTCAGATAGTCTCTCTTTAACACCTTCTATCTTTGAATTGATGTCGTCTTTTTCTTTTTTAAGTGTTTTTAATACACTTGATTGTTTCTTAACTAATTTTATCTTAGAGTTAACATTATCAAGGTTTCCTTTATTAACGTCTATGACAGCTTTGGTCTTTAGGAACATAGTAAAATCTGATATATCCATTACTTCTAAAATGTCTTGCTTACTTGCAGTAATAGCTTCAACATATTCTTCTTCATTAGAAATTATATCCATTTTCTTTAGTATATCACTATGGTCTTTAGGAACTCTACTTAAAGTTTTCTTTAATTTAGATATGGCATTAAATACATTTTCTATAATACCATACTGTTCAAGTATTTTCTTATGGTTACTTTTATTATCAGAAATCTTATCTTCAACAGACTTAATATCTTCATCAATGTTTGAGAATTGAAGTGCATTAGATATAAAAGCACACTCATCAATTTTACATTTTGATGGTCTCTTATCAAGAATATCTTTTTGATTTAAATTAGAATTCAAACCACTAAGTTCTTCTTTAAGAGAATCTAAACTAGTTTCACTATCTGTAATATCTGATGCTAAAGATAATTTGATATCAGTAAGGTCATCTATAGTTAATTCATCAAATGTATAAAGTTTGTGAAGAATTTGTAAGTCTGCATCTGACAGGTTATCCTTAACATCTATAAGTGACGTTTTTAGTAACTGTAGCGTTGAACTCACAGGAATGATTTCACCATACGAAAAATCTCCGTATTCTGAAAATCTCTCCAAATTTTTACCCAGATAATTTGAATCTGCATCATATTTTTTCTGATACTCTTGTTTCATTTTTTCTAAATCATTTAGTGATTCATTTGATTCTAAGTCTGATATACTTGTTTCTTTAGTGTTAAGAGATACTCTTAATGTTGATAACTCTTGCTTTAATTTATTAGATTCAACAGTTAATTCACTAAGTTCATCCTCAAATTTAGTAATAAGTTTACCAATATCAAGTATTTTATTCTCAACCATTTCATAGTCAAAGTCTGATAGGTCAGAGTAATCTGAATAATATTGTTGTCTCTTAATCTTAGAATCATTAAGAGATAACATACTACCATTATATTTCTTTTCATAAGGATTTGCATCCGTAGTGTGTTTCTCATCTGGGTCTAAAGTTTTAATAGAACCTTGTGCTTGATTAACTAATGCTGTAAGTCTTTTTATTTCAGTTTGTTTCATATCAATTTGACTCTCAATAGACTCTCTAAGAATTTCTAGATTTTCTTCAGTATCAAGCTTATCAATATTATCTGAAATGTACTCTACTTCTTTCTTAATTAAACTAAACTTAGATTTAACTGTGGCAAAATATTCTAAGAATTCATCAATATCTGGTAAGAAGTTACCCATGAATTTCTTACGTTGTGCTGTTGGTAAATCAATAAAGTTAGTAACATTACTACCTATTCTAAATAATTTAAAGTATTCAGCGTTGACATCTAACTCTTCTTCAACTATCTTCTTAAATGTTTTAATACCACCATTATCATTTAATTCCAAACCATCTTTCATAATATATGATTTATTAGATGATTTGTAATAATGTTTAATAATGTAATCATGACCATCTTTTTCATAATGAATTTCTTTATAACCTTCTAAACCATCCATTATAAGTTTAGTTCTATTATCATTATTTGAATCCATAAATGGATGTAACGCTGATAATATTGTAGTCTTGCCCGAACCATTTTTACCAAATAATAGTACAATTTTACTATTACCTTTAGTAAAATCTGCTTCAAATGTAGTTCTATCCATACCAGCCCATATTCCTGCATAGTTGACTAGTTTTAAATAGGTTATCTTCAAAGTTTTTACCTCCTTACATATTTTTGTCTATTATTAAAATTTCAATATCAGTATCTTCAAACACTTCATGAATATGACGTTTAACTGTTGCCCACTTTAAACCATCTAAACCTGTACCAATCTTAGGTAAAGCTATTCTTTTGAAGTTGTAATCAATTAAGTCTTCTTTAAGTAATTCAATAGACTTTCTAAAGTTAGAGTAAGTCGGCTTATCTCTAAACTTTTCTTTAGTAACAATGTTAAAAACAACTTGGTCTTTATTCTTACCAAGATTATCAAATCCTACAACTGCTGGAAACTTATGTCTTCCATCCTTAATTAATTGATACTTCATGTTAAAGTGTTCGTTAAACTCCAGAGCAATACCTTTACCCATTTTGTAATCAGCACTAATACAATGTCCTAATACCCAATTAGTGTCCAGTTCAAATATGTCTCCTCGTTTTTCATTGTAAATCATTTACGTCCTCCTTGTTTAATTGATTTATATAAGTGTTATATCCTTCTTTTTTACATTAATATAATATATGTCTATAAATCATACAAAAAAAAAAGAGAGGTCTCTTTTTTTTTAATATGTAATAACCTCTCTATTATTGTTATCTTTTGCATAATACCACAACCAGTGTTTTCCAACACATTACGGAAAGAAGATATTTCTACCCTCCTTCCTAGCAACTTCTATGTTCATTTAAGCCCCTTTCCTCAGACCGTAATATTCTAATTACGACTCCACAAATTTATTTCAACCAATATATTCCTATATTGGTTTATTTTCTGTTTCATTTGTGTACGAGAAGAAAGGACTAAAGTATTTGCAAAAATATTGTGAATCTTTCTCTATTTGATTCGGTATACTTCTTTTAATCTTTATCATCGATTCTATAGCTCCCTTATCTTTTTAGCTTGTTGATTTACTGTAATTAATCTCCTACTACTGTATCCATAGTTAAACACCTCCATATTCTTTTTAGAATATGGAGTCATGAATTAGATTGTAGAAAACTTAAAGGTTATGTTCTCTTTTTATATACCTTTAAAAATTATATTGAATAGTGCTAAAAATATGGTCTAGTAGTTATCGTTATTTTTACCCCCCTTTTGATAAATATATTGTCTTTAAATTACTAGTCCATATTTATAATATATGTTTAACACGTTATTATTTACGATTATGATGAATATTAACCTTTTCTTTAATTGAACGTATTTCAAGTATTTTATCTGGAAATTCCATATTCATTGTTTCTAAAAATAGTATCATATCTTTTATAAAGTTTTTTTCATCCATAGTAAACTCTTCAATATATCTTATATTGAATAGATTTAAGTTTATATCATTCTGAACCGATTTAGGAATTAAGTTTTTATTAAACTCATATATTGAATTATATATTTTTTTAAAGGTCTGAACTCCTATACCTTTAGATGAAGATATAAACTCTTGAACTCCAGTTCTACTTAATTCCATTATAACTTTTTCAATAGTTAAATATTTCTGAGCTTTAAATCTCATCTTAAGTAATTCCTCGTGACGTTTATTTAACTTTAAATCTTCTATTAATGTAGCCATAAAATCCTCCTTAAATATAATAAAGGTATAGCGTCTATTAAACACTATACCTTTATTATTAATCTCGTGTTAATGCAAATATAGTTTGAACCCCTTCATTACCAATAGTTCTAACATTAGAACCACTACTATCTAAAAGATTTGAATTAGAATTCAATAACTTTTTAGCTTCAGCATTTGCTTCTTGTGACCAAACTGCTCTTAAAGAAACCATATCACCATCATAATCTCCACCCAATGCATCTAAGTAACTGTTGTTCATAACAACTGTATCTATGAATGTTGAATCTAGAATAGGTAGTGATGAATCAATATATGGATAATCATTAAAGTATGTTGAATTTATTGATGAGTCCATAGTTTTATAGGTAGTTAATATCTTAATTTTAGATGGATAAATACCTTGATGTGTCTCCATAGGATAACGAGTAATGTATACCATTTTATCCTCACAAACCTTAGTTGCAACAGTAAATAATAAATCTGTTAGAGTAAGGTCTCTTAAATTATCATTTTCATATACCTTTAAATACTTAGTTCCGTTTTCAGTATTAACTGGCAGACGTTGAAATCTATCTGGTATAGATTTGATATATAAGTTCATCATCTTCTTAATCTTATCTGGAGTGTAATCATCCATAGGATTAATTAGTGCATGCTGAGTTACTCTATCTTGGTCTAGAACATACTTAGTTGTATTGAATATTTCTTCAAAGTAGTTACTAATTCCATAAATAAAGAATGGATAATACAATACAAGTAATTGTGCTAAAGGAATACCTGTATAACCAAATGGAATTTCTTGTTTATCCCATTCATTAGAGTTAATTCTAGGTGCTGATATTACAGCTCTTGTTGCATAATCTATTGACTTACCCATTAAGGCTTGACGAATAATACCTGTCTTTTTAGCCATAGATTTAGTTAATGTTTCATAAATTTCAAGCAAATACAATTGTAACTTATTTTCTGATATAAAACCCATGAAATCATAATCAGACTCCACTGATAGAGTATTAGATATACTAACTATTTTAGTATATAAACTATTAATCTCATCTACACCAATCTTACCTGAACCAGATTTTGATAAGTTAACATCTCTATAGAATGCAGGAATTACTAACCATTTATCAAGAAATGCTTCATTTCTTTTTAAAGATTTAAATACTTGTATCTTTTCTTCTCTAACTCTACTTCCTGTTAACTTAAAGTTAATCTTATCAAAGTTCTTATGTAGAAATTCTAATCCAGTTTTACCTTTTTCATTATCTACAACAATAAGTCCTTTTTCATCTAAGGTAACATACATACTACCATCAACTATTTTAGAAATCCTTCTATCAATACTAACTAGTAATCTATATACTACAGGATGTAAGAACTTTTTCTTTAAGTCTATATATCCAAAAATTGTTTTACGGTCATAAGAACCAGATAAACCAAATAAAGTATATGAGAATAATCCATCATCTGTAGGAACATTGTTCATATCAAGATAAATAGGATTAGTAACTTGTGGACATTCATTAATTGTAATGAACTTATTTAAATCAACTATGTCTATTTTCATTTTATATATTCTCCTTCCAAAAAAAAATTAACCAAGAATTATATCTTGATTAATTTTTTGTTTTAAGTTACATTAGAATAATATATAACCTGTGCAAAGTAGTCTTTTGCAAGATTAGTTAGCTCTTCAGTTCTCTTATTGTAACCAAGCTTTGGAATCATAAACTCTTTATCAAATGAGTTTGTATTCTCCATAACATCTTTAATATTTTTTAAAGAGTCATCAATAAATACATCATACTCAATCTCAAGTTCTTTAAAAGCATCTGACTTCTTTTCACTTAATGGTACAGGAACAAAGACAATTCTATCATCAGTACCAAAGAAATTAATCAACCAGTCTCTTTTCCATTCTTCAGTTCCTTCAAAACAATGTGTTACAATATAAAGTTTTTCAAGAACATCATGATTTAGTGATTCTCTTAAACCCATTGCCATAGGTGTAGGAGGACATTTAGCATAGAAGTTTTTATCCTTACAATATAATGAATTAAAAATTGCCATTATACTCTTAGGTACTTCACCAACATCCTTCCTTTTCAACCATTCTTGAATTAAATAAGTTTCTCTTTGTAAAACCATTTCTGGTGAGTAATTAATATCTAAATCAAAATATTCTTCAAGCATAGGTTTATTAACTATTGCAGTATAAACCCATAAAGGTACAATATTTACTATTACTTCGTCCATGTCTGCAACTATAACTCTTTTCTTAGCTAAATTTTCCATATTACCTCCAAAATAAAAAGAAGGTATGAGAATAGTCTCATACCTTCAAGTTAACTACTCATCTTCATCATTGTCAAATAGATTACCAATAGCTTTCTTAGTAGTCTTTTTAACTTCTACTTTTTCTTCTTGTTCAGAAGCAGCTGAACCTGTTGTTTTCTTGTTTCTCTTACCTTTAATGATACCACCTGTATGTTGTGGTTGGTTGCCTGTAGAACCACCAAATAATGAAGCAGCAGACATGAATGCACCACTAGCAACACCAATTGAGAATCTTAAAGCTTCTTGGAAAGTAATCCATTCTACATTAATATCTAATTCTTGACCTTCACCAGTCTCTGGGTCTACATCCATAAGCATAGTTCTTGTTCTTGAGAATTTATGAGAATATTCTCTAACAACATCACCTTTTTCAAATACAAAGATGTTAACAACTAAGTTGTCATCTTCTTTAACGAACTCTAGTGAAGTACCATCAATGTCTTCAGATAAATGGTTAATTTCAGTTTGATTAATCTTACCTCTAAACATTAACTCTAAACCTTTTACTAATGCAACACATTCATGTGCAGATAAAGCAAAGAATCCTTCGTCATAAACCTTTTCAGAAATCTCAACACGCTTCATTTTATCATTAAGTGGTGTAATTTTAATGAATGCATCACAGTATTTCTTTGTCTTTTCAGCTCTGTAACCGATAGATAAACATTGATTAATGTCCTTTTCTGCAGCCCAGAAAGTTGCTGATTCTCTTGAATAATTATAACTTCTTTTTTCTTCTTGTTTCTTTTGTGCCATAATTTTTGCCTCCATTTTTCTAATATTATTTGATTTGATGTCACTATAATAATATATACTTAATAGTGATATTAAAAATTAATTACATTACTGTAATAGTTCTTAGAATTAAGAAGAGTCATTACTTTAACTCCCAGTGATTCAAGTATAATTATACCATTTCTAACATTATCACTAACGATAGATTCGACATCAATCAATGGAATAATCCACTCTGGTGTCTTATCAACATTCTTAGGTAATCCCATAAGCTTAAAGCCATGTTTATTGAACTCATCTTTAGGATGACCAAATATCTTTTCATCAATAATCTTATATTGTGGTAAATCAAATATTGACTTTAAATCTTCTTTCTTCTCACCAAGTAATTTAAGAGTATTAATCTTAACTGGTGGTTGAATTGGTTCATCTGGATAAAGGTAGTTGTAAGCTATAGTAGCTCTAACTGGTCCAATTCTATAAGGCATTGCATATGAATCTATTTCATTTACCTTTGCAGGTGTTGCAAATGTTAATTCACCAGCTCTTAGACTTGTTCTTATTTCATCTTCAAATTCTTTGAACTTACCAAGTATAACATTTAAGTCTATTTCTTCTTGATTTAGTATATCATTTTCAATGATTTCAGTAAAGTATTCTCTAGTTCTATGGTTTACATTTGCTTTCTTAATAGATAAACCTTTCATATCAACCTCTGGTGGGTCGATTAAGTTACCTTCTTGACCTATAAGAGTACCAACATATTGTTTCTTATTTGAAGTAGCCATAAGTCTTTTGTAAAGGAACTCATTCTTCATGTTAATGATTGGCATCTTCTCTGCAGTTACATTACAGTTTTCAGTAAGTCTATCTAAAGCTTTTTGAATAAACTGTGTAAGAACATAAACCATTAGATTGATAATACTTACTCTCATCTCTGTTGTACTAGGTACATCATAAATACTAGTAACAAATTTAAACCAAGGGTCTAAGTTAATAAAGTTTGAATCTGTATCTACTACTAAGATTGAACGTCTTTCATCATTCAAACATCTTTCATATCTGTCATAAACAGCATAATCATAGAACACATGTTTTTGAGCTATATTCCAGAAATCATTAAGTCTAGATTCAATATCTTCTGGGAACTCTTCAATAGATAAGTATGGTTGGTCTAATAGTCCACCTATAATCTCATCTTGAATGTACTCACTATTTTGCATTAAAGTGAATAAATTATTCTTATAGTATATAGATGTACATTGATTAACATCTAAATCTTTAACAAAATCTTTTAAAGCTTCTCTATCAATAATAGTATCATCAGTTGTACATTCAATCAAGTAATCAACTAATTCTTCTTTATCAATAAATCCATCAGAGTCTATAATACCTCTGTCATCAACTATTTCTTCAGATAATACATTCTCAACGAATATATAAATCTCATCTATACTCTTAAATTTAATATTATTCTCTAAGAATCTTTCAAATGCAATTACTGAAGTAGTGATAATTTGTACACCTGAATAAGTAACTGATGGACCAATTCTAGGATTATAAAACTGAGCTGATTTCTCTCCTGATGCACCATAATATGAGTTAGCTAACAGTTTTATTGTTTTCTGAATCATATCATTTAACTTAACACCTTCATCATCCTTTTCATTCATACACTTAAACATTTTCTTTTTATATACTTTTCTACTCTTAAGTAAGAAGTCTAGCATATCGGCTGTGTTATTAATAGATGTTTCATCAGTATGTTGTTTATATACTGTTCCATATCCAGTAATAAGAGGTTTACTCTTTAATAAGAAATCTGTAAACTGAAGTAAGTTAATCTCTTGAATTTCTTTAACATAATCATTACTAAAGATACACTTAGGTTTGTTTATTCTTTCTTTAATAGTAGTTTCAATGAATTCTAATAAGTCTTCTTCATCTAGAAAATCATATTTTCTCTTAAGAATCTTATACATTTCATCTCTGTACTTGTTTAAGAATACACTTTTCATCATCATCCTCCTTTATTGTCTCTAATTTCTTGTTACACTTATTATTTTTAGTATAAAATATAAGTTAAGCTTTAATATATTTCTCAATTCTATTTTCATATATAGAATCTTTTACTAATTTTCTAAGTATATTTTTGATTTCTTTCTTTAAATGTTTTTCAACCTTTCCCCATCTCATTATTAGTCCATAACTATGAGCTACAGTTTTATGTTTATACTTAATTGTAACTGAATCATACATATCTAAACTGAACATATCACTACTATATTGTCTTCTTTCAATGTATATATTATTCTTAGAATTTTCATATTCACTATTTTTAATAATATTACCTACATCTAAATAATTATTAGTAGTTAAAACTTTATGGTTCAATTTCATAAGATTCTTTGTTGTTAAGATTATCATTAATCTTTTCATC